TGGGCAACAAGTTACTCAAGCGTGACTACAACAAGATAGTCAAAGACTTCAACAAACTTGTTACCAAGCATGAGAAGTTGCATGATGACATGGTTGAGAACATGAAGGCAGTTAGCGAGGCACAAACTATGGCACCAAGCGAACATATGTGGGGTTGATACAGTGAACATTTTTGAGACAATGCAAGATTATGTGGACAGGAACCACTACATTGATGTGGCAGACAAAATACCAGTGTTTCTATGTTCGATAGGCACACATATTTTCAACGGATTAAACAAGTGTGGAACCTGTCCTTTCATACCTGTTGGTGATGAAGAAGGATTCGCCATAGACTCTTGTATTCTAAGGCACGATAAAGCCCCGTTATACACCCCTATGAGCCATGTAGCAGACACTCGGCTACATATCCTCATGCGAGGTATGAAAGGCTCGGGAAAGTCCGTTCTAATCAATTTATTTTTGGCACCGGGAACAGGGTTACTTAACAACCCTCTCAATGCCGCAATAGGTATGGCTTTCAGAACGGACATCGGCCCTAACTCTATTACCGAAGCAGGTATGTTTGGGTCTGTCAATGAAGAAGGTGAAATCATGGGCCGACCATTGGCCCGTGAAATGTGCGGTGGGTTCCTCGGGTTCGAGGAGTTTTCATCCTTAGTGGATGCCGCCAAAAAAGACCATAGCACAGACATGACTAACCAAATGCTAACAAGCGTTGACAATGGTCGTGTCAAGAAGGCTATGCGAGCAGGGTGGGTTGAATATACTACCCGCTATACTCTATGGGCTGGAACCCAGCCGGGCCGATTCGAGATGGAGTCCGGTATGGATAGGAGATTCTTCATCATTGATATTGACATGAATCCCGAGAAGGAGATACTATTCAAGAAGGCACAGGCTAAACAAGCAAGCATGTCCAACATGGAACGCTTGGAGTTAGCCGATATTGCTATCAAGATTAAGGACTTCTTTACTGAGAGGGCTATGGAGGTCATTATGAACCCACCTACCGGACTATGGTTCGATGATGAGTTTAACGAGTGGCTTTTCAAACCCGAAGTCCGTAGCCATGAGGCGGATTTATTCCGCAGATTGGCTATCGGCTATGCCATCATGTCACCCGACTATGTAGGCGGTGACAAGTTGGCAATAAAAATGACTCCGCAACTAAGGCAAATCTTAGACGACTGTTTGAAGATGCGCCGTAATGTTATGGATGGTGACTTGCTTCTCATCAAGACGGCGTTTTGGAATACCCAAATGTCAAGAAGCAACCTGTTGAAAGAAGTATCACGCATGATTACTAATGGTGACTACCAAGCGGCGAAGCGTTGGGTGGAGGATAACCTTATCATTCAGCCGTGGTATAGCGAAGAACGGAGTGCCTCAAGTGGTCGAGGCCGAAAGGGAGTGTCCGTGTTTATCGGATATGAACCCAAGACCATAGACGCAAAGGCGGTGAAATTAGAATGAAACGAAGAAAACCAGCGTGGCGTAATGCCGCATATGAATACATCAAGATTAATGGCCCATCAACTTCTGAGAGGTTGCTATCGGATATGAAAACGAAAGCGGGCAAGATATGGGCTAACAGTAACAAGGCACCCAAGAACGCAAGTGGCGCATCACAATTGCTGAGTGCCGACCCTCGGTTCTATGGGACTTGGGTTAGAAAAACAGTCACTTCTTCTGAGCGCAGAACCTATGCCGACTACAAAGTGAAGGAATGGAGGATTGTTGATGAAGAGTAGGCGGCAGATTCAGAATAGGCTGAATGATGAAGCAGATAACACAGACTTCTTAGCCGCCCTTGAGTGGGTGCTAACTCCCGATGGTTGCCCCATGTGTGCTATTGGTAACAGGCGAGAATTAGAAGTCAAGGTGCATCGTGGTGAAGTAACTCCTACCTTCTTAGAAACTAAGAATGGTTGGCCGACCGGCACTGTCATATCCCATATGGATGAACACCTTGAGTATGACCCAATGGAGGCGGCGCACATGGAAAAGATGCGTGACGAATCCATATCCACACTCAATGTAGCCGAGGACTTAGCCCAGCGACTTGTGTCGTGGGTTGGTGAATTGGAAACACGCAAGGAAACTGAAGGTCTGACATCTGAGTGGATTGGTGACGCAACCAAACTACTCGGGCAGGGACAAGGATTCCTCAAGTTGATAGGTCAACTCAAGAAGGAGATTGGTGTTGATTCTCAACTCCTATTGGCTGACCGCAAGGTTGAGCAGATGATGGGCATACTTGTTGATGTTCTCAAGAGCGAGCCTGTGTATTTAGACCAAATACAACTGCGTCTTGCTACACTAACTGCTCCGACCCAGCATATACAAGAGGCTGACTTCGAGGTGGTTGAATGAAGTTTAAGCATAAGCGTTGGCGTGATGCAGTAGTGCGACACTTGAGGGAGAAGGGGCCGCAACTCCTATCTCAGATAATGGATGAGTTGAGGAACAAGGATGGGCGACCTTATGTTTCGGGGCCGAGACTGAATGCCGCCTCTAATTTACTACACGCTGACCCACGCATTAGTGTGCGTGAAGTCAAGAAGGTTGGTAGTGGTATTAGTGGGCCATACAAGGCGTATGAATATGCGGTGTTTGACGATGACGAAGCGCAGGTGTAAATCACCCGGATGCAGGGCGGAATTGACCGACCCCAGCAAGGGTTATTGTAGCCGACACATTTATCATGTGGAGAGGTTAAAGGACACTGTGGAATGGTTGACATGGAGGAGATGGTTTGAAGCGGAATTGGCGAAACAAGACGAAGAACATGCTGAATACGAGACCGATTTATGAGGCTGAGTTTCCGGCACTTGCGAAGGCTATGGCTGAGGATGGATTGACCCTTAGAGTAGTTTCAAAAGGTAATGGTTATGAGTGGCTTGTTGCTGATTACATACTCCCGGCGAAGAGTGTTCGTGAAGTATGGGGTTTAACCCCACATCAGATGCGTAGGTTCACCGCTTGGTTGCTGGCATTTAACACGGAGTTGATACAATGGGAGTAGTTATTTTTACAAACGATGATGCAAGATACCGCAAGGGCGATTTCATATGTATGTATGGTGAGATTACAGTCCCACCTACAACACCCGATACCACATTTATTCTTCACAACAAGTCATTCAGCGAGGCTGATGTCCTATACTGGGCTCCAATCATACAACACCGCTTAGTAGTGGTGGTTGACAAGTTACCCAAGTTGAGTGATGCAAGCGAGGACTATGTTATCATAGACCAAGCACTGAAGGTTAAGGACAAGGACTTCACCCGTTCTATTCGTGCGGCCCTATGTTGGGTTGACCGTGACCGAGCATTGAGCGCACTTAGACCTGTTCCTCTCGCTTTGATGAACGCTTTCATCAAGGCTAATGTGGATAACATGCAAGTCGGCAGGTTGCTCGCTAGATGCCGATTTACTTTGCATGATGACTATACCCGAGCAGTTATGGCATACGGTATTTATCCTGTATCTAATTTCAAGTGGCCCAAGAAGTCACATAACAATACTAATATACTGCCGAGCGAGATGAGAAGAACAGACAAGCACTTGGGTGTCATACTGAATAATGACATCGTAGTATCTAATGCAATCCGTAGGGATGCACCGGACACTTTACCTAAAGGCTTGCCTAAACGAAAACAGAAGGCGATAGAATGGCTATGAATGAAGTATTTGTGTATGGAACACTGAAGCGAAACCAACATAACAATGACCTACTTCGTGATTCACAATTTTTAGGTGAATACGAAACCGACCCACGCTGGGGCTTAGTAACACTGGGGTCTTTCCCCGGCATGGTTCCCGGCAACTTGGCGGTAAAGGGTGAAGTATTTTTGGTGGATGATGATGTATTGGAGGCCCTTGATTTATTAGAGGGTGTTGACCACGGCCTGTATAACAGGCACCGCATCCCGATTAACTGCCCTGTGACGGGCGAGAAGCGTAATGTATGGGCTTATCTATACGGTGGTATAGTGTATATGCCCGACATCTTCGAGGAGTGGTCTTGATGTTAGGCGTTATAATCGCATGGTTAATCTATGCCACAATTACTATATTTGTTAACTGGGATGATACACCGTGGACTATGGGTACGCAAAGGGAAACTACTTATCGACCTAAAGGGTCTGCGGTTGATGGCGAACACAACCTAAGTCATGCGGCTATGTTTATGAACATGGATGAATGAGGGTGAAATACCAAATACTCATAAGACGGTCTGTGTCAGCCAACAATAACAACAAGCGTGTGCGCCGAGCGATAGTCGAAATACTCTTGAAACACGGGGCGTGTACTCGGGAGCAGGTAGCGGAACATCTGCAAACCTACAAGGGGGTCAAGAATGTTCCATCTCCTAATTCTCTATCGGCTCTTATGTCGAAGAATCCGCAAGTGGTCATTGTTGGGCGTGAAAAGGTCGAAATGACAAGTGGTATCAATACACACCATATGCTCTTTGATATTGACCGAACAGTAATCAAGACTAAGGATGACTTAATCTTAACAAGACCTATTTCGGTTATGACTCCTAGTGAACGCAAGAAGGCTAAACAGTGTGGCAAGTGTGGTAGGACAAGGATTATGCCCGAGGGCAGTGATACTTGTTTAACCTGTCTGCGACAGTAGTTTTATAATGTGCCGACACTAATGGTTAACCATGCGAGAAGTATGGGCAACGAAGCACAGGCCAAATAATCTTGATGATTTCGAGGGACAAGGGCATATTGTATCTGAAATGGCATCCATCATTGATGGTAATAGTCAGATGCAACACTACATATTCTATTCCCCCGAACCCGGAACAGGCAAGACTACATTGGCTCACATATTATCCGAGCAATTAGGCTATCAGATTCACAAGTATAATGCTTCATCCAAGCGTCAGCGTGGTATCGAGTTTATCGAGGAGGAGTTAGCACCTATGACTCGGCTCGGTCAATACGAAAGCATATACTTCTTAGACGAGGCAGACCAACTAACACCTGCCGCACAGTCGGCACTCAAGGGAGTGATTGAGGATTCACAAGGATTCTTCATCCTCACTTGTAATGACCTAAGCAAGATTAGCCCGTGGTTACAATCCCGTTGTCAAGTGCGAGTATTCCAACCCCTTAACGACACTGATATGTTTTACAGGCTAAACAAAGTTGATGCCGCAGAAGGATTTCAAACCGCAACCGAACACTTGGATGCGATAGTCAGTGCTAACAAAGGCGACCTGCGTAACGCAATCAACGCACTGCAAGCCTATCACTCTATTCCCGAAGCAGACCGTGAATCATTCCTGTTGGGGCTGGGTCAACCAGCCGTTGATGCACAGAAGATACTCACGCTTTGTATGAAGGAGCAACAGGTTGAGGAGGCCGTTAATTTGATGGGTTCTTCTAACCTTAGACAAGTTATAGATGCCGTGTTTAGATACGGCGTTGATTCTCCCGCCAAACCCACCAGCAAACTAAAGTTGGTTGAGGCCGCAACCCAAGCGCACCGTGATTTACTCATGGGCGTGGAGGCCCATTATGTTGTATGGGACTTCTGTCGGAGGCTGGCATCATAACGGTTATATAGTGGCGGGACTAAAGGATATATGGAGGCAAAAATTATGGCAGATATTGACCAAATGATTGACAGAATAAGCAAGAACATAGGCGCAAGCGAAGAAACGGTTCGCTCTCGAATGGACATCGTTCTATCCGAGAACAAGAACACTTGGCTTGATGCCGGAAAGACCGAAGATGAGTGTTCGCTGAACGCACTTAGAATTGCCGGTAGGCAGATTAAGAGCGAGAGCGAAAGACTAAAGCGCAGTGGAGCAACACTATACGAAGGAATGTTCGTTAGCGTTCCACGCTACAAGGACTGGGCAGACTTAGCATACAAGAAGGCCGCAGGGACTATCTCACAAGGTATTGATACAGTGATTGATTCACTTATCGAAGAAGGTAACATTATTCTCTATGAGGATAACAACGATGGCACCTTCACCAAGAAGTATAACCCATCCTTAGCGCAGAAAGCGGATTTCGAGTCCGGTAGCGCAAGCACCGACATTGACGCACTACCCAAAGGCACATATGATGCAGGTAATGGAATACATTTCCACCTAATTTGGGACAAGGCGAACCCAACATTCCCAAGCGGGGATGCTAATTGGAAATACGGCAAGCCAAGACCGCTAACCGAAAAGGACAGGACTTGTTTATTCTTAGGCCGCCCACAGGGCAGTAAAGACGACATGAGAATCTATTCTATGAGATTCAACGGACAGTTAGCCGAGGAGCAACACCCAACATTTGTTGCTGGCACTATCGCTATGCGACCTGCTCGTAACGGTGATGTAGCATACGGCAAGGCTGGTGTCTCAGTATTCAACCGTGACGACGCAGTGCAGGGTTCCTTCAGTGGTAGCCCGGATGCACTAATCGCTGGATTAGACCAAATCAAGACTCTTGAGAACGGTCTGCAAGACATCGAGGCGTATGTCGGCACACTATCCGACAAGGAACGCTGGGATGCTTTGGCGGCGGCTATTGTTGAAGTGATTCACATTGACCCAAGAGACAACGGTGGTTACATTATTACTGTTGGTGACTTGGATATTATGTCCACTGCTGGCACCGTTGACATCTATGTTACTACAAAGCATGAGTCACTTGTTGACTTCGCAGTTGGTAGCACCCTAATGGTAGTAGGTTCACCATACATGAGCCGTGATGATGAGGCTAAGTTGGCCGTCACCGGTTGGTGGTGTCACGAATCTATGGCGGCATCAGCACCCGAGCAACTACCGGATGAAGGAGGCTGGGACTGATGACTTGGGCAACAACCAGTGCTAAGACGGAAACTGCTCCCCGCAAAACATTTGGGGTGGAGCATTACCGTCAACTCTTCGACCGCAAGCGAGAGGCTATGGCCCCAATTCGCATGGCGTTGGTAGGCAAGGAGAACACGGCTAAGACAGGGCTTGCCCTTGACTTAGCCCTCTCCCACACCGATAAAGAAGTAGTCATCATTGACTGTGACAACTCAGCGCAGAACACAGTGGACTACCTTATCTCGACAGGTGCCGCAGATGCAGACCGCATTCGTGTAATCCCTATCATTGATGAGTTAGATGACGCTATGTGGAATGACGACAACACTACTAACTGGATGGCAGTAGTTGACAAGATTGAGTGGTTCGCATCCTTCTTGGGTGAGTCCTCCGATAATGTAGGCGCAGTTATCTTTGATGGTGGCTCGACATTCCTAAAGTGGTGCGAGTTTGTAATGACAGACCGACTAATCCGCCGTGGTGTTATTAACGACAGTGGCGACGGGTTCAATCAGAAGGAGTGGCGAGAGCGCAACAGTGTGTTCAAGGGTGTCCTTGACCGCTTAACTGCGCTACCAATCCCATACATCTTCTATACTTTCCACCTGAAAGACCAAAAGCAATACATGGACATTGGTGACGGCACAAAGGCACTGATGAAAGTTGGCGAGAAGGTTGATTGGGTGGATGGAACCCAGCGATTCGTGTCCCAGCAGGTATGGCTAAAGCGTTATACCAAGAAGGGTGACAAGGCGGCTGGTGTTGAGGCTGACAAGGCTCTCGCTAACGATGAGTTTGCCATTCGTGCAAAAATCGAGGAGATGAAGGGTCGTAACATGGAACACTTGGGCACTACCCATGAGGTTCTAAATGTCAAGGATAGCAAAGTCACTTGGAACGGACTACCTTTGAGGTGGAGTGATGTCTAAGGATGATGAAATCAAGGCTCTCAAGAAAAGGATTATGTCCCTTGAGAACGACTTGGATAGCATGATGGGCAGGTTTTCTATGGTCGGCAAACTATGGGATGCCGTCAAGGAATTACAAGACCACGCCAATAGAAAGGGCGACTGGATTTCACATATGTTGTTATACCGGGAGGTTAAGTGAATGAAGATACCGAGGGATTTATTGTTACAGTTGCTTGGAGTTACCAAGCGTGAGCAGACCATTAACGGCAAAGCACAGGCTCAAGTAACAGGTTGCGTCTTGACTCTTGGTGACAAGAGACTATCCACCACAAGTATAGTGAAGGATGGTAAAACCAGCCTATCGAGATTCTCATTCACTTGTGATGACGACAGTGAAAGCACTATCCCTGTCCCCGATATTGATAGGCTCATGGGAGTTTTGAAGTATCACGGCGAGGTAGTTAAGTTATCATATGATAATGAAACTTCTAAGGTGTTAATCAAATCTAAGTCCAAGCAGACTACGCTTGTTGGTGGACTATCCGCCAAAGCGTTCCCTAACAGTCAGCAGAACCTTTTGGAGTGGCATAAGGCCAGTATTGAAAGGGCCGCACAGATTAAGGGTAGTAGTTATGTGATGGCTAACGGAGAAACCCGTTCACCATTTACTACTATCACTGTCGGCAGTGAAGTTTTGCATGACGCACTAAGGTGTGATGGGATGAATGGGCAGAAGTTGAATAGATACACATTCACTTTGAAGGATGGTGATGTTGTAGTCACAGTGGGCGACCACTTCAAGGGACTAACTGAAACAACTATCGCCACCGGCTACTCAGATGATAACTTCGAGGCCGTCTTTGAGGGCGGTCTTGAGAATATACTCAAGTATTACAAGGGTAATGTCAGCCTATCATTCTTGGATTTCAAGAATGAGGGCCAAGGCACTCGCTTGATTATGTCCTTTGACAACGGTGACTGGGTATTCCAAGCGGGGGTCTTGTGATGGTTGGGTTAAAGTATAGCACACCTAGGGGTGTGTCATTCCGTGAATACGAGGAGATGTTGGCGACTGGTCGTTACGGTGAGTTTATCACACGCAAGAAGCGTAACAAACGCATTAGGCAGTTGGTGTCAGCAGTTATCTTTTTTGATATGGATATAGGCGAGGAATGCACCATAGAACATATGATAAATCACGCATGGAAATACAATCCCATAGGCCCGAGTGCTATGGCACTATCTCCTCAACAGTTTGGTTCATTATTGGGCACTATGATTAGATATGATATTGTTAGCAAGCGTGTTGAGAACAACAAGAGTTACTACAAGAGGTTGGTATAATGAAATGCAGTAAATGTGGACATGAAGAAGTTGTTGAAGTGAAGGAGGATTACCGGTTCGCTACTTGGTTACATCAAGAATATGTAGTCAAGCGTAGGTCTATGGAGAGCATAGCCAAAGAACAGGGAGTTACTCCTACTACGATTAACAATTGGCTCAAGCGATTTGGCTTGCCAACAAGAGGTCGTGGTGTCCGTTCCGGCTTGTTTGACATTTGAATAATAGTGCTAACTACTATATACTGGCGAGTCGTATTTAGTATTATGCAAGTAACACATACAAGTGGTCGCAAGATTACTATACGAAGGCGTGACCCCGAGACTTTAGAGCGAATACAGGAGACTATTGAAACCTATCCATACTGCTTTGTGCCAACGGCTAAATTAACCGACACTTATGGTTTGGTTAGGACTGAGCCGGGTTATGAAGGAGTATATGGAACCGAATTGACTAAGGTTTATTTCAGAAATGAGTTTGACCGTAGGGATTGGGTTCGAGCAAACCACACTTGGGAGGGCAATATATCTTTTGCTAACCAAGTATTGAATGATAGGACAAAGGACAATGAACCTTATCCTAACTATGAACACAGGGTATGGTATATTGATGGCGAATGGAAAAAGGACTCCGAGGAAATCACAGTCCTTAGTGCATACGATTCCTATACCGGCAAGATGTTCACATGGGTTCAGCACCCCGACATTACGCCGGGCTACCATAGTAGTCTGCCCTGCAAGAATCACCCCGATGGTTTGACAGAAGTACATTTTGAAACACAAGTCAAAGCATTCGTCAATGAGCGTCAACTGCTCGCTGATTTTGCGGCACACATGAAGAAGAATGACCCCGATATTCTAACCGGTTGGTATTTCGTGGATGCTGATGTATCAACTATCAGCACCCGCATGAGGAAACTAGGGCTTGACCCACGCAAAATGTCACCGCACAATCAACATAACTACAAGTACGGTGTAACCGAAAAGCGTTGGACTCAACCTATCCCCGGCCGCACCTGTATTGATTTGATGATTGCGTTCAAGAAGTTATGGACTATCAAGAACGGCCAACTGGCGAGTCAGAAGTTGGATGATGTTGCGGAGTTTGTGCTGGGTGAACGCAAGGTTGAGTTGCCCGACGGGCACGACACCTATTACACTGATATAGGCACATATGTTGACTACAATAGACAAGATGTACGCCTGTTACCAAGATTAGATGAGGAGATAAACGCTATCAATTACTATACTTCACTGCAACACTTAGTCCAGTGTGACATAGAGACTGTTCCTATGACTACTGCGCCTGCTACCAGTCTGTTCATACAGGATGAGGAGTTTGAAGGGCGCATTCCCGATGACCCACGCTTTGCTATGGTGCCATACCCCGGTGCTGATATACAACAACCGGAGCCGGGTCGCTATGAAAACATGGCAATTATGGACATCAAGGCCATGTATCACTCCAATGTCAAGTTGCATAACATTTCATGGGACACGCTGAGTGACGATGGTAAAGACTGTGGTAACGGTAGCAAGTTTTTACAGGATAAACCCGGTCTGCTTGGTAGGGTCATGGATAAATTGACGGTTAAGCGTAATGAATACAAGGCTTTGATGAAAGCGGCTACCACTGATGCTGAGAAGCGCAAGTGGGATGCTATGCAATTTGCTACTAAGTCAATGGTTGCATCCCTATACGGTGTGTCCGGCGATTCAAAGTATGGTATGTATCACCCCGAGATTGCGGCGGCTATCACATACACAAGCAGACAAACACTATTCCGTCTGCGTGATGAGTGTAATGACCGTGGTTATCCTGTGCGATACGGCCACACAGACTCTATCTTTTGTGAAGTCCCTACACCCGAGGAGGGTATGAAGTTGGTTGAGCAAATCAACGAGTCTATGGCACCTATCGAAACCGAGTTTGAGAAGTGGTGCGAATCTATGATACTCAAGGCTAAGAATCGCTATGCTGGCAAGGTGACATGGACTGATGGTACCCACCATGAACCACAGTATTATTACAAGGGGCTTGAATTGAAACAGGCTCGTATGCCAAAGGCCATGAAGGAGGCTATGGATGGCACACTAAGGGGTATTCTTGACGGTAAAGGTCGTGAGGATATTGACGATTACTTGGCTGGACTAATCAAGGCTGGTAACGAAGGCGAGTTGGGAGAATCCCTTTTAATGAAAGGAAAATTACGCAGACCTATTCACAAATACAAGAGCATTAGTGGTGCTATTGCTGGCGTGGTATGGGCTAAGGATAATCTCAACAGGGTCTATGAAGTGGATGAGCCGTTCTTGACGGCTATTGGTGCTGGTGGGCAATACTATGCCTTTGATAAGGTGGAGGACTTGGATGGTGTCGCTAAGATTGATTGGTCGGAGATGACTGAGCGATTCATAGTCAACAAGGCTTGTGACATCTATGACTTGGTTAATTGGGACACTCAGCCCCTATGGAACGCTCATCGTGGCATTGGTAATGTTAGGTGGTTATGATAACACATATATACTGACGAATACAAAGGTGATAACATGGCAGAAGAACCGAGAAAGCCTAAGAAGATGACAACACAACAACTGACCTACGCCGTTCATTCGCTTGAACAGGCATTCAACAATATAGCCGCCGCTATCGGTAACGATATGGCACAGGTTATGAATGTCCTCGGCGGAATGCTAAGGCATTTGGATTTACTGATAGACATTAAGTGTCCCGACTGTGGAACCGAATTAAGTCACCCTAAGATGGATGGGGTGCCTATGCCTTCAGAATGCCCGGCGTGTGGCGGAAAGTTGAACCTAGACGAAGAAGAATGATTATTAAACAAACCGAGGGTGGATTAAACATGGCACGAATACTTGTTGTAACAGATGATGCGGAGATTATCTCCGAAGCACTTGCTACCTATGGTCGAAGAGATGTGTATATAGCACTAGATAACACAGTTGCTAACAAGCACAAAGCGGAGGCACTTGGGATTGATAGCAGATTAAATCTTGTTGGCTCCGATGCAGACCATGACCTATTCGACACCGTTCTTGGTGGCTCAAAGAAGTCCACTAAGAAATCCGCCCCAAAGAGCAAGAAGGAATCACTTGCTAAAGAAGTTGAGGCGGTAGTAAATGAAGAGTCCAAAAAAGTACTCTAAGGAATGGTTCGCAATAGAAGGGCCGAATCACGGTCACTCTAACCCAATCAAAGCGTCTGCTAACGGATGGCCTGTTAGGTTATCTAAGTCGGCGTTTATGACCTATCTTGGTTGTCCCCGTAAATACTGGTGGAGTAATGTAGCCGAGATTCGCACACCGCAGAATCACTACATGGCTCATGGTACAGGAGTCCATAGGGCCTTAGAAAATCTATATGGCAATTGGAAAGAAGGATGGCACGACGAAACCTTTGAAGAATTGGGTGTTGTTGATTGGGAGGATGGTTCAATCCACCAGCCTCATTTACAGTGGAATAAAGACCAACAACAGGTCTATTCTGATTCGCTAATTTCACTTTTTCAATTGGAAAATGAGAGATTAGAGCGTTGGGGCGAGGAACATTTTGCTCCTGTTGAGTTTGAAATTAAACATGTTGTTAATCATCCCGATTCTAATTTCCTATTGGTCGGCAAGATTGACGGTGTTCATAGACACCCCAATGGCGGTCTTGTAATTACTGAATTGAAAACAGGAAAAGCAACTAAGGGCAAATTGACTAAGACTCGCAAGGAGTTATGTTTCTATCGCCATATGCTATCCCTATTAGGATTCGATGAGGCAGTGTATTTCTATTACCTGTTCCCCGAGGCTACTAACACCGACTTGTATCTCGAATTAGAGGGCAAGAAGGACACTGAAGTTTGGCTTGGTGAGAAGCAGGGTATGGCGGTGCTTGAGAAGGTATCGAAGCGTTCAGTTAACGCTATGCACAAGTCCTTAGATAAGGCTATTGAGGGTATCAATGGCGACCTATGGGGTATGAAGTGGAATGACTACTTCTGCACTGAATGGTGTGAGTTTTCAATGTCATGTGAAGGTCAAATGGTTGGGTTAGATGATGACCCAACACTTTCATATAGTGGAGAAGAAGAGTGGTAGTATGATGAGCGATAATGAGTGTCCGAAATGCGGTAGCATGATGTCCGAAGAATTAGCCTTTTTGGTGACAGGTCAAGTGAATGGCCCAAGAGCAACAATTAGGCTACTGGTTTGTGATGATTGCGGCCATACTATGAAAGGTGAAGATGATGACGAAGCAACTACTGACATACCCGAGGGAGATAGGTCTTAAACGGGCTATTGCTAAGAATGGTAGGACATATTCTGACTACCTTAGCAAAATGAGAAGCAAGACTTCTTGTTACACCAGCCTATATTCCTTCGCTAAGATGGACAATGATAATAAACCGGACTACCGATATGCAGTGATAGACCGGGCGTGGTGGGATTTTGATGCGGGAGAACGGGGAGGAATCGAACAGGTCAAGCAAGATGTCGCCCAACTCATCTCTAGGTTGGAGGGTGATGTTCGGGTCGTGGCGACTGGTCGAGGATTCCATGTCCACCAACTCTTCAACGAAAGTGTGGTCGGACAGGAGTACAGACTCCCCCTCGAACACTACCAAAGACGAAAGGCGAGGGGATTAGTTACGCTTGATGGCGTAGGTTTTCCCGAGAAGATGACTCGTATTCCTAACACATACAATCCTAAGCGTGGTCGCTGGTGTGTAGTCATACCTACTGAGGAGTTTGTTAACAACCCTATGGGTTACGACATACCTACGATGCCTATGCGCTTAGATAGAAAGCACCACCCCTTCGGTGAGGCAAATACAGGACTAGAGTCGTTTGATTTCCTTGCTTGGTGTGCTAATTATCAACCTATACAGGATGATTACACCTTTGCCGATAGTGTCACCCTTGACAGTGACACACTGACGGCAGGTTCAGTCCCGCTAATGCCATGCTTGGCAAGAGCAATACACCAAGACAAGCCTAATCACCATGTTAGAGTCGCTTTGGTTCAACATATGGCAGATACTCTTAGGGACTTTGCAGACCCCGAGGCGATAAGCACCGAGCAAAAGCGTGAGATTGAGGATGAGATATTCAACTTCGTCAAAGGTCTTGGTTGGTCTAACTGGAATGCTACTGCATCCCGCAAGGGGATTAAAAGCACGATGAAGTATAGGCGTGTCCCGTCATGCTCATGGTTTGTAGCCCGTGGTATGTGTGCTAAAAAATGCTGGAGATACGATGGTTCGACAGACATTCCCGAATGAGGTTAAATAACCAAAAGCACCCAGCGTATAGTAATGCTAGTAGTTGATGACCGAGAGAACGACCTTTTGATTCACAAACTCTATGCTTCTATGGGCCGCCATGATGAAGGCGGTCATGTCAAAGTCAAACGGCTACCTTCTGCCGACTATGTTATCGGAGAGATAGGGATAGAGGCTAAAGAGATAAATGACCTGTATCATTCAATCATGGGTCATGGTCGTTCTCGCACAATTATTGGGCAGTTGGTGGATTTACAGGAGTCGTTTGAGCGACCTATGCTGGTGGTCTATGGTACCAAGTTAAAGCCGTATCTGCCGGGCAGAAGACCCAATCGTGCCGAGATTGCTAAGGAGATGAAAAAGATGCAAGCGGTAATCAAGAAGTTTAAGCAAAACTTTGTGATTCAATTCCCAAACATTCAATTCATGGAGTTGTCAAGTATGGATGATATGGTGGATTGGTTATCATCTGTGCATCACAATCTGCGTATTAGACAGAAGCCTATATCTGAGCCTGCCGAAAGAACCCGCCGAAGCAATCGCAAGGTGGACTTGCGTGTTAGAGTCCTTGCCGCAATTGACGGCATCTCGGAGAGAGCCGCACACGATTTGTTAACCGAGTTTGGCTCTATCCCACGCCTACTGCGCTCTCGCACAAGCCAGCGAAAACTCATGGAGATAGAAGGTATAGGGCGTAAAAGAGCCAAGGCTATTTTATCCCTGCGTGAACGCTATCCCGACCAACCCGATTTAAGCACCGAATGAATAACTTTGTGCTTCGGGGCTACCTGTAACGCTTCTTCTATCTGAGGCCACTTGTACATTGTGAATAATTAGAGAGGAGAATTGTGCAGTGTCATTGTTTAAGCCTGCCTCCCTGCCTATTGTTATCTTGATAGTGTTGTTTGGTGTATCTAGCCCCCCAAGACTACCGGAGAATAATGTTATGAATCCGTTAGTTGCTGGATTTAGAATCATATCTTGCTCTATGTACGCACCAGTTTCAACACATTCTGCTTTTACTGTGACTTCTGCCACACCATCGTCTGCCTCCATAGTATAACGACCAGTAACTCTAACTACATCATTTACGACATCGTTAGGGATTCTCGATGTAACCGAGAAGGCGGTGTATGAAGTAGTCGCATCCGTGGCACCTGCAAAAGACATACCGTTGTCACTCATAACTGCATCACCAGCAACAGGTGTAATGAATGAATCAACCCCTTCGACACCAGTGCTATTTATTGGTGGTTGTGACGGCTTCTTTTGACCTAGCACTGAGAATGAACCACCTGTGGAACTGTCGGTATTGAAATCCATGACACCTTTTATCTGATTGTTAAGACCCCTACCAACATTGTTAGCGTTGAGTATAGTTGCTGAATTATCGTTAATACCGGTGCCGTTTGGTCTATTACCTGTACCTGCTAAAGTAGTAGGGTCAAACTCGCTACCTTGTGTTGTACCTGCGGTTATAGCACCGAATCCACCAACAAAGCCGAACCCTCCCTGTGCAGGGAACCCAGCGTCACCGGCACCCGGCCCAACAGGGAACCCACCCGGAGTCCCACCGGTAGGAGGTGGCAGTGGTTTCCACGGCCCAGCATCGTTGCCACCACCGGTACCAAAGAATGAAGTTAATCCCTTAGCACTACGACTAATGTCTCTTTCTAAGGTAAATGATACAGTTTCGGTGCCTTGTGAAACCGACCAGCCTATGCTCTTAATACCTAATACTTCATTACTTAACTCTAGTGCTGAATCAGTATAACTTATGTTTGTTGCTGGCAAGAAGTTAATGTCATCAGTTATTTCTAAGCGAGGAGCATACCATTCTGCCCTTTCTCCCCAGTATTGTACATTACTATTGATTTTGCGCATACCTAACGGGAATATGCTACCAGCGTTAAGCGTTGAGTGTGTTTTACCGGCATAAGAATTGCCGTTGCGGGTGTAATTTGTACTTGGGCATCTCTCCCTAACTAGGGCTTTTAGGTATTCGTAGTTAATAGAAACTACTATTCTTTCGGTACCATCCCTACCAGTAGCCCAGTATGTTGAAGGTATGTCTATTTCATAGTAACCGTTGGCATCAAATTGAATCCTTGATACACTTCTCGATGTAGCGGCAAACTCATTGTCTGTCCAATCGTAATCGTGCAAAGATAATTGGAACTCTAATTCATCATAACCAATATCTGCACCCAAACTATCAACTATGTCAATCACCATACGAAGCCTACCATCAGCGTTGATTTTCCCTCCACCGGGAGTTTTTTGTGTGGTCTTAGGCATATTGCGTGGTATGTGTACAATCTGTACTGCATAAGACAAGGAGTTGCTACCGTACCACCAATAATTATTATTATACGCTACTGCACCAGTAGGTCTTGTACAGTCCCCATCCCTACCATCAAGAGCAGACACCATTCCGGGGAATAAGTTTCCTCCCCACAAACTGTTCCATGTGTAATTAGCAGAAGTGGCACTTGTTGAGTAGCCATATGGGATTGCTCTTGATTGGTCGGCTACATATCCGTACCTAGCCCCACTAATCATATTGTCATTAGAACCTAAGATGGTGTTTTGCTCATCAATTCTTAGAATCTTAGCACTTATCTTCATTGGCGGAGTCTTATATTTTTCGTACTCGGTCTTAGCAAACGCAAATGCTTCTGCCTTTGTTGAAATCTCGGGCCTATCTTCTATTTGCCACCTAGGGCTTGACCCAAGTTGTGCCGAAGGATAATCCACATAACTACCATTACCTGCATAAAATACTCTAACATTAGTAATATGTTCTTTGTTGCTTGTTTGTAAATCAGATACTCGCAGATTTGTAGTATTGAAAGTATATCCACTACTGTAATTAGGTCTTAATGACGGCTTGCCATCCCTACCAACCATCCATGTAAATACCTTGCGAGTGTCATAATCGTCACCAATTCCACTTTTTTCCTGTGTGGATTGGAAAATGGTAGCATATGTTTCATTCCTACAATCATTCACACTACCGTACTGTTCCACACGATTTGCTTTACGCCAGCGACCTAGCACCGACCCAGCCGACAAAGCGGCGGTTCTTGGTATCTTGAATGTGGTTGATGTCGTATCACTAACAACATAATTTTGTTGGCTAGTTAGTAGTCCCAAAGGCTGAGATGATAAGATTGTGATTGTGTCGCCGTCTGATAACGCATGAGGGTTAGAGCAAGTAATTACACTATGGCCGCTAGAAGGTGCCGCTATGTTAGTAATTAACCCTGCTTGACCCGAAAATGGAACGCCCGATGTAGCCTCTATGTATGGCTCAAATGTAGTAACCATATCCTTTGTGATAGGGACTGTGTTGATGTCGGGCATACCTTTAACACTTGATTGACTTAGCCAATTTTTATTTAGACAATCTGAGTATGCTGCTCTAATCTTGTCACTATCGTACCATGTTGCAGTACCTTTGCTTTCAACAAATCCTGTTAGGGACATTATCAGCCTCATAGGGAATATATTAGCCAAGCCGGAGCGTACCACTAGGTCGGTATAACCCGATGATGTGGTACTGGCGTTAAGGGCATTTGCATCTTCTTTAGTAGTAGTAGTTACTGCAAAACCGGTTCTTGGTGATTGAATTAATGAGTTTAGTATCGCTAAATACTCAGCATTGTTTTCATAATTTCTAATTTCATAGACTGGTATAGGAGTACCGCTAATTATGCTAGAGCCACCACCTAAGTATGTTATGCCTGTTAATCTATGAGGAGTTGTAGTAGTATTTTTACCAGTATAGGTAAATGCTGCCTGCGCTGCCGGGCCGCTAAATTGGAAATTAGGATTGCCAACAATCACTGTACCGGAGTCCGAAAAACTACTAGCGTCTGCTATACCAATGTAACCAGTACCGGTTCCCGATGTCCCACTTGTGTTGCTACTAACTCCTTTATCGAAATAAACATTAGATTCACTACCGTAACCTGCTCCATTCCACTCTCCAGTTACCTTTGTGCCGAGAACAGGTACACCTAAATCAAATAGCCCTCTCATAAAGTAGGTGCCGGGGAAATGTAGGTGTGCGTAACCAGCAGTAATGGTGCCCGAAGGAACATTGTTTTGCCTAAGCACCAACCACGGCCCATTCACATTGGTTGAACCACCGGAACTATACGCCGCTTCGGGTATAATATCCTCTATCACATAATCACCATCAACATTAGTGGTGGTGCCGGTTGAATTGCTTAGTGTTATTTTATGACCTACTCTTAGCGCACCCATATCTGGTCTAGGGTCGCTACCGATGCCTATGCTTGTAAAACCGGGCCTACAATCAATAACAAATGTATCGTCATCTAGTTGGGCATCAGGTCTTGCGCTTGTACTGCCGTCTAAGTAACTACCGGGTTGTATGTGAACACCGGGGTTAGAACCACTCCCGCCATAAACGCCGTCTTGAGTTATGGTAGCCAATGCTCCTTGTGTTACTGCGTGGTAAATCTTCTTTTTCTCTTCAGAAGTTAAAGCAATAACTACTGCGTCACTCATCAGCCTACCAGTTTTTGCCGTTAAGTCGGGAATACCAGCAGGTAACGCTACATTACTTGGTAAATTAGAGTCGTTTAGTTGTATAATCGTATCTCCTACCTGTATATCAGTAGCAAGTGAAGTGGAGTTATTTAGCAGATATTTGTAATTTGCTGACCATAAGAACGGAGAACCTGCTCCGGCTGAAGCAGTGTCCTCGTTAGCGTTATTGTATGCACATATAGCCCTTTGCCAGTAGTTATCAACAAGAACGGGAAACCCTTCGGTCTCAGTTAGGAAATCACCTATCTCCTTGCGACCAGCAGACGACTGTCCAGTTTTACCACCGTTAGAAGTAGTGTTTAGATTGAAAAACTTTGAAGCATCTATGATAACAAACGCCCCAGCCTTATCCTCCCAATTGTGATATTTACTATTTGACTCAGTATTAGACCCTCCACTAATAGCAGACCACGGATTACCTGTGATTGGGTCTGCGGTAGCATCCATCTCCCATAAATCAATATCTTCGCCTAAATTAAGGTCAACAAAGTTAGTCCTTTCCTGTGTCGCTGATATATCGGTTTCAGATATTCCTAATGATAAGTTGTAATTTGCCGAATGTGGCAACATCAAACCAAACTTCTTATCCCTTTTCATGGCATCTGCATTAGCGTTACCATCGTTACGCATGTCTGCCCAAAGAACCCAAATGTGTTTATAATCATCATCAATATCTCTAAGTGTGATTGTAGCACCGGTTGAGTGGTCTCTTTGTAGGAAATTGGTAGTTGGTAAAGTTAATGTACACCCTCCATACCCTACATCTATGTTGCTAGTTGGTAGCATTATAGGTGCTATTTCTCTTGCGCTAAAGTTATTCTTAAACCCAAACGGATTGCCTATATTCTTAGTCACATAACCACCAGCAGATGATGTGGGTGTCGAAGTAAAATTGACAGTAAATCTTTTCCTATCAAAATTATTATTGGGGTCACACAAAACATAATTGGTGTATTGCGTACCGCCGCTTGTTTGCTTGTGAAACGGCCAACCAAACTTTTTCAATTGCCAAACACCGTTTAATCGTGATTCGTTACCAGTTAAACCCCCACTAGCAGAATCAGTAATACCACTAATTCTAATATATTGTCTATGAAAGTTGAACAGTGCCGTAGGGAATTGTAAAATTACAAACCCAAAAAAGTCAGCCCCAAAAACAGCATCAAGGTATGTTGGCTCCTCTTGACACAATACCATTCTAAATGGATTAGTGGTGTTTGTCGGAGTTATAGCGGTCGCTACACCGTGGTCAACAAAATTATCAGCGTCAACAATCTCAAATGAAACATTTCCTGTTCCTGTATTAAATGGCGGCATGTTGGCAGTTAGGCTAGTAGTGGAGCCAACAGTGATTGCGCTGGTAGTAGTGCCCGTTAGTAGTGCGTTGTTTTTGATTTTACCAAACATATGACTAAACCAAGGGGACTTAGGTAAATCTTTAACCCAGCGACTATGTAGCACACGATATTGTGCATCAGTGTTCCCCGAAGTACCGCCGATATGAGTGTCCCAATCAGCATAAGCATTGTTAGGCCCGATAGTATCTTCTGAATTATACAGTTGAATAGGATGAGCAGAAGCCCTTCTCATCCTACTATCAAGGCGTGTTTTCCACACCCCGTCACCATCTTCACCCTCATTGTAACCTAGCGAAGCATTAGCGAGAGATAGAGTTTCGGCACCAAAGTAAAAGACATTTAGGTTGTTTTGTGAATCTGCTCTATTATACGCTACCTGTGTTGTACTATCTCCTGTACCACTGGAACCTAACTCCCATGTGGGGATTGCTCTATCCATATCCTCGAAATAGTCAATCGCTTGTAGGTTAATGATAAACTGTCTATCACTTTTACGATTGTAGGTTAGGCTTGTTGTTGTGCCTCTCCAAATAGGTCTATCTATGTTATCCCTAAACATTAGTATAGTTGAGTCTGAATAATTAGATTTGTCAAAATAAGATAATAGTTTCAAATCAGCATCATCGTCTGCTATCTTTAGATTTAGTTTAGATGTGCTATTTATTGTACTATTGTATGCAAAATCCAATACTGGCGGCATCTCGGTAGTTGATAGTGGGTAGTCATTAAGTGGTCTAATCATCCCTACCCTGTCAATAAGCACATATGTTTTACCATGAGTACCGTTGCTCTTAACATCTAATTCCCAACCGTACATATCAGCCGCAGTAAATCGAGAACCGTCTGCCTTTGTGCCTATTGAAACGCCTGTGGCAACGCTAGTACCATTTTTAATTACATCATAAGTACCTGCCGTATAATTTAGTATGAAGTCGTAATCATCCCAGCGTTGATTCATGTTATTATTAGCATCATTCCAATTACCTAATCCAGCAAAGCCGCCATAAACTAAACCGTCGGGAGTTATTTCGTAATCAATAGCGGCTCTTGTGTAGCCAGTATCTCCACCAACTACTGATGTAAATGCGGTGCCCTCACAACCAATACGAAGTCTAAGAGTAGGGCCACCTTGGTGCTTTGCCGCATACATTCTAATCGTAAATATATCCCCATCACCTTTGCTATTTAGTGAACCATCATATGATAGGATAGGGTCAAATGAAGTTGATGTAGTATATGCGTCTATACTAAGGAACGGTTTGCCTGCTGGAGATGTGATGGGATAAAGCCATGCTCTAGGCTGACCTGCTCCCCATGACGACGAAGAACCGTCTAAATCGTCACAATTAGGGGCTTCTCCGCTAAATACGCCGGTTAGATGTGTTCTAACTACCTTGGCAGGGGTTCTAGCCGCCGCAAGAGGCAAACCAGCGTCACTTGCTAAAGCACCGCCCGTATTTTGGTCGGGAACCTGTTGTGCGCTACGGCCAAATGTGGAGTCGTTTGTACCTATTGCAGCAAAATACCTACCGTTAGTGTTGTAGCCGTTACAGAATAGCATATAAGCCTCAACTGCCGCATAATTAGAGTTAGATACGGTTGTTTGGTATGCTTTGGTGGCACCACCAAGAATACCAGTACCGCCATCAAACTTTTGACGATTAGCGTTAGTCAAAGAATCCGGGTATTGTAACTGCACAAGACCTTCATAAGCACCTACTGTGCTTCTCCTATTCATATCAATACCTAGCCACTTGTCAACACCACTATTGAAGGCTTTTCGTGTGTCAGTTGTTATGCCTGCGTTATTGAATTGTGCGCTGGCACCATCACCACGCTCAACCCAAGCATAAGCGTACCTAGGATTTAGCGGTGCCCAGCCGTTAATAGGGTTGCCTTGGTGTGTCTTTGAGGAATGCCATAATAGGCCCGGAGTATTACTTTCATCGGGCACTGCTCTTGCGCCCATAAAGTCGTCATAATATCCGGCCATCCAAAATGTGTACTTTCTATCAACTGTTCTAACCACTATTCTCACCTATGTCTGTAACGCTACTACTCCACCGTTTGCGGCATAACTCTCTAACACATTGATAATTCTTTGTGCCGCCGCCTCTTCATTAAAGAATCCGTGGAAATTGTTTGACATAACAATGTCCATTTTATTGTATAAGGTACCTACTCCCTGTGTAACTACTTGTTTGTACAAAGAGCCTGTAACATTTCCATATTTACCACCAAAGAATAACTCCTCCCTAGCCCCAGCAAACTTGTAAATATCATCAGTTAGATTTTCAATTTCATTTCCTATTAAGGAAATATTGTCTATTGCCTCCTCAGCACCTTCTTCTGATAAAATACTATCCCTTGTGCCTTCAGTCATCATAGCATCACTAATTGCTTCAATAAACTCAAATGCTTCGGGTTCGAGGAAGGACTGTAAAGCATCTAAAATATCATCATCTAGTTTCTGCTGGTCTTCAAGCAGTATCTTCTCTAAGTCCTTGAGCATTTCATACTCATCGTACATATAATCTCCTTGTATAGCATCATCACTAAATAACCCACTCTTCCTCAAAGTTGCTAAGTCTTGAGTCATATAGTGGCTTTCATCCCTAAGACCTATATTTGTCAACGCCTGCGTACTCCCCATTGAAGCGAAATCTGCCATTTCTTCAAACCAGTCAACGAAGGAATCTGCTGGCCCCTCATAAGCCTTATACAAATCCTTGAAATCTCTCTTTAGGTTAGCGGTTTCTAGCAACCCTGCTTCATTCTGTATTGCTTTCAGTCCTTGGGCCAAATCTAGTGCGGATTCTGTTGCCGCCCTTTGTTTAGCATCCATAAAGTCGTATGAGTCATTTAGTTTGTCGATAGTTTCATCTAACAACTCGGAATCATTTTTCAAGTCCTGTATTGAAATACCACTTAAACCTAATTCTTTAGCAAGCCACTGCTGGTCGTCAGTAAATAAAGAGGTTTGTGTTCTTAGGCGAAGTAATGTGTCAGTTTGTTTGTCAAGAGTTTGGGTTACTGCTTCGGTAGCCTCCCTATAATCTTCTTGTGTGGAATTGACATAAGCAAGCGTACCTACTACTAACGCCAAAGGCCCAAGTGCCCTAGCCACCGAGCCAGCATATACTGTCCATGATTTACCTGCTTCTATATTTGCCGTTATTAAAGCATACTGGGTAGTAATAAAATCTTTAGTGGTTTTTGCTAATGTGCCTAATGCGGGGACTAAAGTAGTTGACATCATTACTGTGGATGCGGTTGCGGCATTTACTCCGGGTACCATGCCTATTGCGATAGAAGATACTGAGGACAGGGCAAAACCAAACTTTCGTGCTGAGTCGGCGGCTTTAATTTGGGCTTTATCTAACCCTTCATCACCGAGTTTTTTTGAGTAATGCTTTGTTTCCTCGGCGGTTTCAGCCAAACCTTGTGTAATTATTTTTTCTAAGTTAACCCTTTCCTGTGTTGACAGGTTCAAGTCCCTTTGAGCCTGTTCTAATTCTTTAGTAGCCTGCTCTATTTCCTCGGTTACTGGGCCTAATTGTGTCATTATATCGAACATTTCGCCCTTAGTAATCACCGATTCATTCTCAAGGGTGGTAAGTGCAGATTGTAAATCGGTCTGCCTTTGTATCATCATGCCGTGAAGGTCAACGGTTTTAAGTAGGCTATCGGTCTGCATTTGATGACCCAATGTAGTTTCACCAAGCCTACGCAAAGCCGCATCTGATTGTTTATCTATGTTCAACCTTCTCTCATTTACAGTGCCGTAGTTTTCAATGTACTCATTTAATTCGGTTTCTAAATGGTTATACATTCTCGCTTCGTGTTGTAAATCAGCAACATATTGTTTTTGAGATTCGCTTAACTCTTTATTTCGGGACTTTGCTACTGCCGCCGCATTTGCCATGTTGGCTTGCTCGCTTGCATTCTTCGCCATAGCATCGTTTAGTTGAGTAATAACTCTTTGTGAAGCGTGGTACTGGTCTATGTTACTACCGGTATCACGGCGGCCACCACCAGTGAAAGTCTTTTCCCTAAGAGTATCTGCGGTTTGCTCCGCTATCAACAGTGTGTTGATTGCATCAGTTTGTTGTTTGAGCATTCTATTTTTACGCTCAACAAACATAACATCTTCTTTGCTAAGTCTTGCTACTTGGTCGTGTGCAAGGACTACTCTTCTCATGTGTGCTTCATGTGCGGCACTCTTTTCATTGAATATCTTATTGTATTGTTTTTCTAGTGTTAATTCACTATCTTGAGCCTTTAACTGCTGGTTATAGTAAAGAACCCTATCCATTCTATTACCTATACCCTTTTCATTAATGATATTGTACATACTGGCTAAACTGTTCAACTCCTTCTGCGCTTTCGCAGATTGCTCATCAAGGCTAAGGCCGTACTCTTCTAATCTATTCCTTTCATTAAATAGATGTGCATTTTCACGCTCGGCAGTTTTTATTTGTAGGGTTAAAGCATTCGCCCTCTCCCTGTGCCTGTTGATTAACTGATGGTGATACTGAATAGCCTGTAATAGTACCTTTTCCTCCTTAGTAGCCTGTACATTGAAGTCAAAGTATGTTGCCTGTTTGCTATGTAATGTTTCATTAGCAATTAGAATACCATGCAGGTCACGCTGGACAGACTCAAACATACCCATACCAATAGATAACGACTGTATTCCCAATCCAAACTTAACGAACCCACCAAACAACTGTCCGAATGCGGTCATCCTACCCAGTATTCTTAACAAGTCCTCGCCAAATGTGTCAGCAATAGCGACTTGCATTTCAAGTATGTCGTTCTTGGCTTCTTTTTGTGCTATCAAAAACGGCGACAGGGACTCTCCCATCGACGCTTTCATATTTTCAGCCGCCGCATCTGCTCTTTCTAGTTGGTAGGCAAACGATTGCATAGCCTTCTCGGCCTGTTCTGATGCCGAATCAATATCTTCGGTAGCCTGTGCCGCTAAGGTTACGGCTCGCTCTTGGTTTTCCATCAACTTGATGAAACGGACATAGTGCCTGTTACCAGCGATAGTCTGTGCGATATTCTGCTTTTGGGCTGAAGTCATCCTGTCCCAACCCATATCAACAAGTTGTTGTGTGATATGGGTCATAGTGTTCATTTCACCGTTAGTATTCATTACTTCAACGCCCATAGCCTCTAACTCGGTTCTTGCACCACCGATGTCACCACCCATACGAGCGTAAATCATACGCAAGGCACGACCAGCCGCACCTGCTTCTTCACCGGCTTCGAGTAGCACCGCAGACATAGCCGCCATGCTTTCAAAAGACTCTCCTACTAACGCTCCCTGTGCGGCGAAGTTTGTCATAGTTTCCACTAATTCACCTTCAACCGCTACCGACCGGTTAGCAATTGTGTTAAGTGCGTCAAGAGCAAACGCCGATTGGTCGGTTAGTATCTTTTCCTTTTCCATCTGCGATAGTCTTTGGAATTGAGCCGCATTCAAATCTCCATACAACACACCTGTTTGTTGTTGCAGTTTGATAATACCCTTCATAGCCTCTTCGGAGTTTAGGTCTGATATGTTAGATAGGATTTCAGCCTGTTCAACCAACAGTGGGATATTCTCATTACCAACAATGGCCGCTACCTGTGCCGCCCTTGAACCTGCGGTTAACGCTTCAGTACCTACTTTAGCATATTCTAAACCAATTACCTTTAATTCTTCGGACATAGCCTTTTGTTGGGCTGGTTGAGCGTCATAAAACTTCTCGAACTCGACTTGGGCTTTACCCATTTCAATTGTTACCTGTTTTAATTCACCAATGTACACGCCTATGGCTCTCGATACATCTTCGATAGGTTTTAGCATAGCCTCGAAAGAGTCGAGACTAACCGCCTTCATAACATTCATAGCGGTTCTATGGTCTTGAATTAATTTACGAGCGTTAAAGCCCGCAACTACATTGAAGAATACTTGGGATGCGCCAACTCTTGTCATGTTATCACTCTCCCTGTTTTACAACAGGTATGCCCCGTTGTTTTAATAATTCGACTACTTCGTTGCCGCTTAACTCTTGACCCGCCTTGTGTCGGCGTTGTTTAACTCTCTCCATCATGGATTTGCCATCTTTATTGGCTTTACCACTGGCTTCTCTAACTTGGTCTTGCATTTCGTTTAATACGGCAAGGTCATACTCAAATTGATACATTCCCCCTTTAGCAGTATATTTCATCAACAAGTCACTTGGTACGGCTCCTTTGTACGATGAACATAATGCGGGGGCTACCTTGCCTAAGAGTCCAAAGGGATTGCGCCCTCCGGCTCTCCAATCCCTCTAACAAAATTAAACACCTGCATCAATTCATCCTTGTCAAGCATGTTGACATCGAAATCATCGGGCAGGCATGGGGGAATCATTTCCGTTATTTGTGAATTAACATCTCCGCCAACATCTTCAAGAGCCACCATAAACTCTTCTTGTTGCTCGTCAGTCCACTCGTCTTGGTTTAAGCCGAAGTGCTTAAACTTGCGGAATGTTTTGGCTAGTAGGGTTTCAAACTTGAGTCGCTCCATACCGGAGGCTTGGCGTACCCAAATCTTCTTTGTTCCAATTTCAAACTCTTTCTTTAGTATCGGCATCTTTTTCACTCTTCTTTGCTTTACTTTTCTTTGCTGGCTTTTTTGCCTTAGTTGTCTTTTTCTTTACTTCGACAACTGGTTCTTCGACGACTACCGGTTCTTCAACTACCGGCTCATCGTCTTGAATAGATAGCCCTTTTGTTAGGACTACGGACTTTACTTTTCCGATTATTTTTCCTACTGATTTTCGCATCTTAATCACCTTATTGGTCTTCAAACATTATGTAGCAAATAACTTTGTTATTCCTTGAGTTTCTAACGAAGTTTAGGTCGTATAGACTGTCGCCAGCCGCCAAACTGCTTCTGAGAACCGCTTGAACCAATGTATCAATATCCGACATATCACCCTCAACTGCGACAACAGTTAGTTTCGCTGGGTCGGTTACATTACCTGCTGGCATCTAAATCACGCTACCGAATACTTTACTCCGCTTGCCAACTCGGTTGAAGCGGCGGTGTGAGTTAGTACAGTTTCAGTCATTACATTGTCTGAGTCAACAAGAGCCACGAAGTTTAGGCTTAGGCTTTGTGTGTCACGACCACTAATGTTTGCGGTTGGTGCCTCCCAGCGTACTTTACGAATACCCATTACAAGGGATTGTGTACCGTTGGTTAGTGTTAGTTTGATTGCTGGGTCAGCAGTTACACCATCGTACAACTTGCCACCGCTTGTTAGAAGCATGTCGTAACCCGGAATGCTTGTACCGCTTGTTGTTGAAGCGTCTGAAAACTCAACTGTTCCTGTGATTTCACGCATTCCCGGCTCCGGTTGGCGAAGGTATGTTCTGTCACCAATCGAGCAAGCCGCATCGGTGTCAAGGTTCATGTTAAACTCCATGCTGATTGAGTTAATCTTAGTTGACTCAACTCCGGTTGCGCCTGCTTCTGAAAACTTAACTTCACCGTCTGCGAAGTGGAATCCGTCTAGTGCGGCACCGCCGAATGTTGGGGTTGCCAATGTGGTAACGCCCGACTCAGATTTTCCTGTAAAATCAACGGACATAGTAACATATTCACCGTGGGAGCAGTTAAGGCTAAGTCTGCTAACACACATTCCAGTGTATGTGTGTTCCTTTTCCTCACGGCCTACTTCAAGGGTGAAGGATGGTAGGATATTTGCACTGTGTTCCTTGAATGTGTGTACGAAGGAGGATATTGAGTACCCACCGCTACCCGGTGTTGCGCTATCGCCATAGATACCGTAAAGGCAGTTGCCCAAAAGGTCATCGGGTTGTACTACAAAGTTAATACCACCTTCTGAGTATTCCTTTCCATTTACGGACTTTGCCGCACCGTATCTGCTAACATCTGCTCTTGTCATCAAGTCAAATCTATATTGTATGCTTTCATCGTCAATTTCACCGTACTTCATGTTTGCGTGTCCAGTCAAAACCGATGCAGTGCCGTATGAACGGGCACCGGTGCTGGTAGTCTGCTCAGGTGTCATGGCGAAATATCTATATGCGAAATTAGAGGTCATATTACCTTCACCTGTATGTCGCTACTAATGGTTTGTTATTTGAAGGTTATTACCGATGTAGCATGTTTAATTGACGCATGTATGTCAATTCCATACGGTGAACGCAGATAACTTCGTCATTATCCATTTTAGTATCGAAGGTAATAGAGTAATCGGTTAGGCTATCAGTCGTGCCTTTAAGCCCGGTGTTAGTATAGATTTCATCGAAAGCATCACCAGCAATCTCCATTCCTTGACGATAAGCATTCTTGTAATCTGTGCCTCGGGTAGTTATAAACAGGATTAAGGTGAAAAATTGCTTGATTCTTGTACCACCCACTGTGTCAAAGTTTGGTGAATCCATCTTCTGTAAAATTACATGAATGCTGGGGGGAGCGATTCTTGAAATCTGCTGGCTAGATATATCGTAGCCGTATAGGATGGATGAGTCATCAACAAGGTTTTTGATAAAGAATCGCTTGCTATTCTGCAATAGATTTACCACTGAAAGACCCATACGAATAAGACTGTCAGATACAAAGGCACTTGTGGATAATTCGTCAGGACTGAACGAACCCATGTTGGTAGTATAGACATTATTCCATAGAATCGTTCCATCGTCATTCCCCCACTGTATCTTCTTGGATGAACCTGCACTGCCTGTCACTTCAAGATAGTTGGTAGCCGCTAAATCATCTTCAACTATCTCTCTCATATACAAACGGGCTTTACCGGTCGCACTATCTAGTGTTAGGCGAAGCATGATAGGCACTGCCTCGAAACCATCTGCTTGTGCTAAATCTAACTCTCTCGATGTAACAGTAGTAGTGCCTACTAATTTTAGAGTCTGTGAATTGCCGGTAGCATGGACTTCAACCTTGTGTGTTCCGTTATCTAATTTCATAAGAACGGTGCCGTCAGATGGTGCCACCGAGTATTTGAAACAAACAACAAGAGTATAGTCATCAGTTGTTGGGGTTACATGCCAAAGTTGACCGCTACCTGCACTAGCAATCTGCCAAGCCTCGCCAACGGCTGAACCATCTGAACCCGTACCTGTCAAAGTAAAAGACTCGTTATCCTGTCCATAATCGGTTAGGTTTGATGGGTCGCCACCATTCATGCGAGAAGTCCAATATTGATTAGTAGTTGATATTGCCACGGCCACCACCCCACGCCTCATTAAAAGCATCTATTATTGCCGCCTCAATCTTCGGGCTAACTGCATCTCTCGCTTTGCTCAACCAATCAATTGATTTGAAACCGGGATGCACCATGTTATTACCAGTTTTAGCGTTGATAAACCCTAAGCCAGCACCAAAAGTTAGGCTATTTTCTATTGTTTTGAATGTGAACGGGTAGTCAAACTTGGGAGAGCCGTACTCAAGATACTGTGCTAATTTACCACCACGGGAACCTGTGACACCGCCTTCATCAATAGGGTCGGAACCAAAGCGCACTTCTGCTTTTTGATTGTGATTTTCACCTATTTCCACTATTAAGGAATCTGCTACCTTTTGTGCCATAGCCTGTTGCCTAACTGGTGCGTCACGCTTTATCTGTGACTGTGATGTAGGAATCTGCGCCTTTAGTACATCGTAAATGGCATCAGCCATAATTTCGGCAGATGTTCTTTCCATCTCCTTGATAGCCGCATCAGTTTGACGGGTATCAATCTCGAGGGAAAATCCCATACCAAATCTATTTACCATTTAATCCCCTCAATCAACAGTCCCCAAATGAGCCAATCTAGTTAGGCTTGCGGTTCCTCTTGCTCGAAGGACATTAGAGCGCACCGGGTCGGAACCTGCGGTGTGGAATGCGGCTTCATCTTCAAGGTATATTGCCGCCGCTAAATCAGCACAAATCTCTCGGGCTATCTCCGCAAACTCCCCTTCTTGTACAGGGGATGCGGTATCATGTGCAAAGTCTATACCTGTGCAACCTGTTAGTGTGGCACCGCCTTTACCAGTCCACTTGAATGTGTCGCCATCTATGTTACCTGTTCCGGCAGTTGAAAAATCAGCGTTACTAACAAGTGTGATTGTAGTAGCACCTGCGCTAACTGCACCGTTTAATGTATTTGACGCTATGTATGAGGATGGGGCATCACGACCATAGTCACGGAATGACTGGTCTATCTCCACACCAGCCCTGCGGATAGCACTTGCTATACGAGTAGCGGCTCTATCACGCTGGCCGGAATCAAGACCCAATCTAACTGAAACATCTGCCGCCGTACAATATCCCATATTATCACCTACAAAATCAAACTACCCACATCAACGCCGAAGGATGCCGCAATAAAGATAATTAGTATTCGTACACTGCCGTGTAGTTTGGCAAGTGATACCATCATCTCCGTCTGAGCCTCTCCCATTTTTTCCAATAATTCCTCATGCTTTTCTATGCGCTTTTCGATATTATCGAGGCGCACACCATGAGTGGTTCTTGACATGGAAATCACTCCTTCTTTTCATCCATGACATCATCCACGACTTCTTTAATGTCGTCAACTATGTCACCTAATTCGTCAAGGGTGATTTTACCATCATCAAGGTAATATCGCTTGTATATCTGATATGCGCCAGTAACGACTATTCCCGCTATTCCCACATATAATGCTATTGTTGTTATATCCATTTTCAATCATCTCTATATTCTATTTGTTTTACTGCCGAGGTCGGTATAAAAGTAAAAGGCTTGCTTTCGCCGGGCCTATACACTGCGTAGCCGTGGTCTGTCTTTTCAATGTTCACATTGGTATAACATCTCTCGGGAGGCTGATACACTACTTTGCCTTTACGCATTCTTTTCACCTGTAATTAAGTCCTTCTTTTGCTGTTTTTCGGCTCTATCTAAGTCCTTTGACTTTGCATCAAACCACGCATCTAACATTTTACATCTTGTCATTCAATCACCTTAACTTGTAATAAACGCTGGAATGAAAACTAGCGTTCCATCATTTAATGTTACTGGGCCAATAAACCCGTATGGGACTAAACCTAAAGCCGCATTATCGGGGACTGCTGAGAATGCCGGGGCGACAGGGGCGGGTGCGCCTGCAAAATCGGCATTGATTGTAACTGCGCCTGTTGCGCCGCTAACTGTTACATTTGTGCCAGCAACATTTGAAGTTACACCTGTATTATTGATTGTTACTGCCCCTGTTGCACCACTGACACCTATACCTGTTCCCGCTACATTTGAAGTTACGCCTGTGTTTGTAACTGTCAAAGTATCAGTAGCCGAAGCCGCAGTTGAGATACCTGTACCGCCTGCAATATCAACGGTATTACCATCAGTAATACTTTGATTAGCACCGCTATCGCCACTCAAAGTCCAAGAAGTCATGCCTCCGCCACCACCGCCACCACTGGCAAGTAGGTCATGGTCTGTACCACTTTCGTCAGTAAAGTATAGTTTATTGTCACTAGATTTGACCCATATTTGACCGAATCCAGTAGCAGGTGTCAAAGGATGGTCGCTAGTGTCAGTCAATTTTATTCCTTCGTCTGCGTGTAATATGCTATTTGTTATATCAAAAGTCAAATTGTTGTCACTGATAAACTTGCCAGCGTGGTCTGATAATTGGACATTACCACCTGTACCATGAGAGGGAGTTATTGGGAAACTGTCACTAACTACTGAAGTGTAAATACCATCTGCTATTTGTGAATAATTCCAAGAGCCTTTTATTATTGGCCTTCTAACTGTGGTTATCACTGAAGTTTCATTAGTGGCTACTTGGTGTGGGCCCTCAAGTGAGGCACCGCTTTCTATTGTCAAATTGTTAAGGCTTAATGTTCTGCCCGAAGCGATAGTCGCTTTCCTACCTGCGGTACCATCGGTTCTTATGACAACACCATACCATATGCCTTTGAAAGAGCCATCATTAGCACCGTATGAAGTGGAACCACTAACAGGAAATGTAAAGGTAGCACTGTTTATAGTAAAATCAAATGTAGCAAGGCCAGCGTCAAATGTATTTCCATTGTAGTCAAATGTTGAAGTAGTTAGTAATTTGAAAACTTTACTTGCATCATTTTTTGGGCTATTTCTAGTACCAGCAAATGTAACTCCAGTATTTGTTAACTGTAAAGAATACATAGTAACTGCGCCATGCACAGTTGATGTAGGTGCCCTATGATAATCCGGCCTAAAGGTATGTGCTACCGCAGATGTGACTTTTGGATATGGCCCATCATCAAAGTAAATATTTACACCAGTTGATATACCCGAACCAAAATCATAAGTAATATCGTCTTGATTGTAAATAACGGCATACTCGCCGTTTGTAACCCATCTATTATCTGCATTAGGTAGCCCTGTGAATGTGATAGTGGAGTTTGCCCCTCTAGTATTCTTTAATGCTCCATCAAGAGCAAGTGCCGTTTGTGCTGATGAAGTATTGCCAAGCGTGACATCGGTGTAAATATCAATAGATGATTCAGAAGATATTGTGACGCTAGGCCCAGCCGACTCATTAGCCGAAACTGAATTAATAGTCATTATATTGTTTGATATGGCAGTAATGTAAAAAGAACCACTATTACCAGCAGAACCCGCTATTGTTATGTACATTCCTACTCTAAAGCCCAATGGTTCAAAATTATTGACTGAATCTGTCAATGTATTAGCGGTGCTATCAAACACTATTGTAGTTGTAGTTAATGAAGTTTCATACTTGTATTCGGGATTAACAGTAATGCTTTGTACTTGACCTATGTCCCACCTACATACTGCATTACCTTTGTTTGACTTCATTGTTAAAGCGTCGCCAAACACACAATCATCTGTTGCACCGGGAACGCCTGTTGAACCACTACCGTCTGCGGCAGTATTCCAATTAGCGGCAGTGTTAGCAGTTAACGCAGTACCGCTAGTTTGATTTGCTATCCAATACTTAGTAGCCATTTAGCATCAACTCGATGATAGACGAGTTGTTGTTGAGCCACTTGCGAATGCTGAACCTTCACCTTCTGAAACTAATTTCAGTGCTTGGTCTGCCCTTGTTTGAAAGGTCTTAATCTGTTCAGCAAACCGGCGGTCATATACACTACGCTCATCTTCGCTATAATATGTCGCCACCGTATTGATTAGGATATTTAGGCAGTCAAGAGCAACCAGCATTTTGATTGCTCCTTCTTTGAGGTCAGTAGTAACTTGGTTATCAGCAGTAACACCGTAGCGGGAGCCTCGAGCAACCTTATTAACTTCATTAGTGCGAATAGTAATCATTTCACTAATGGTTCCTTCGTTTAGACCCTTTGGCCTGTTAAGAAGGTCACGAATGTTATCAGTCGTTACTGCCATCAGTCCCACCTACACCCCATCTGTCGTTAAAGTCTTTTGGAACATCGAGGACTACGGAGTCTTGGGGTATGAGAGTTGAACGCCCTATGATATACACCAACTGTGACTCAGCAATCATCTCAGCAAACCTACTGTTTGGCACCCAGTATAGGGTTTCAAACTCCAATAGATTTGCTGGATTACCGGGCTTGCGGGATGGCGGGATGGCTAACCTAAATAGGAAGCCATTCCCGTCAATCCAGTGTTCCGCCATATGGCGTAAATCAGCAACCTTTGTATTCAAGGTTGGCGTAATCCCCTTAGCCTTTAGTGCTTTGAGTAGTTTAGTCTTGTCAGACAAGTAAAACCCTCAATCACAGGCAACCGGTGATAGTGCAGATTCTCATGTTCTTGCCAGCCGCCGCACCGTCTTGGTGTTCGTGGATGACGCTACCCATGTAGGAGGTTAGAAGCCATGAGAAACCGACACCCTCGATACGAGTCAATTCGGTCTCTTGGAATCCAGCACCGTTGTATTGGAAAAACTCAGCAGTTTCAGCACCCGGTACCATTAGAATAGCACCGACTGTTCCAGCACCAGCAGCAGGGATAGCGTTTGTGCCACCGTAGTCACGGGTGTAATAAACATCAAGTCCGATTTGAGAGTTTAGTCTCTCTTGTAGGGACATCAATACATTGGTGTAAAGGCGTGTGTTTAGCATGTCGCCTCTCAATTCAGCAGGTAGGACTAGAGCAAGTCTTTCGTTACCGGAAACTCTTGCGTTCTTGAAAATCTTGTCCATAGCGTTTAGGACATCTGCCTCCGGGTCTGCTCCACCAGCACTCCATAGTGCAGTAGCCGCTTGAGCCTGTCCAGCACCAGCAACCAACTTTGTTAGAATGTGGTTGTCAATTAGGTCTGCTCTTGCTTGGATGATAGCCATTTGTTGACGGTTCATGTTTTCCCATGTTTCGCCACGAAGTAGTGTGGAGTCAAGGAAAACACATCGGCCCTGTCCCTTCTCAAGTTTAACTGAGTAGTTTTCAGTGCCAATCTTGGTCGGGTCAACAACTGCGTTGTCATCAAGTGGGTAGGAGAAGGTTCCGCTTGCACCAGTGTACCATGTGAAGGTCAACCAGTTAACATTACGGGTTCCAACTAACTTTGTTCCAATAGCAATTGTAGTGGACTGAAGTTGGATAAAGTCTCTAAGTGTTTGTTCTAATACTGCGTCACCCTTGCCGAATGGGCCAGTTGCCGCAGATACATTCAAGATTTTTTCTAAAGATTCGTTTGCCATTTTTCATCATCTCCTAATATTAAGCCGCCCTACAAAGGACAGGAATCAAATCTCCGCTAGCAGGGGTTATTCCATCTTCACCCATGTAGTAGCCTACAAACTTTGCGCCTGTGGAAGTAGTGTGAACGAATCCATCGTTGTTGTCATCAACATACAATGATTCTCCGGTCTTTAGCACACCGCCGCCAACACACTTAATCATTTGAACACCGGTCAAAGGAACGATAGATACTGTTCCTGTTCCAGCCGCTTCAAGTGCGCCGCTTGCATCTCTGCTCGATTCGTCAATTGTTACACCGATTGGTACATCTGCTTTCGCAGTTGTAATCATAATACCAGCCGCATTATACTTGACAAGCAAGCCCATGCTGGCAAAGGTATTCTGAATGTCCGCACAGTTAACAGGGTCTAATCCGCTATACATACTCATTTTTCATCATCTCCATTTAGTTTTTTAATTCCTCATACCTTAGTGCAGGTGTTTCATCAGATGCGATAAAGCCGTTGTAGGCATTTACCCAACTGTTGTAGCATCTTGCGTATAGGGACTGTGGGGACTCAACGAGTTGACCGTTGAGATAGTTTGCGACTACCGGTTCTTCTGATACTTCTTCAGAAGCCTCGACAGGCTGAGAGGAAACGGACTCGACAGGTGCCATATCAATTACTGGCTCACTGACTGGTTCCGGGCGGGATGCCTCCCAAGAAGCAATCATGCTTTCAAGGGTTTCCATTGTAAAGTCATCGTGGCCGCTTAGTCCCAAATCTGAGGCTTTGCGTACCAATTCCATTCTATCTTCTTCTGCTCTTGCAGTTTCAGCCGCCTCGAACTCAGCGATTCGAGCCTTTTCTAAAACCAAAGAAGCCTTTAGTGCTTCAATTTCAGAAGCCAAGTTTTCCATTTCGTTAACATCATCGGTCATTATCTTCACCTTCGACTGAACAGGGCTACTATCGGTTTGATACTTAATAGTTTCATTTGCTTCAACCCTTTCGACTTTTTCTATGTTAGCCTCGGGGTACGCCGGTCTGTGTACAATTGCTAAGTGGTCAAACTTGAAATCGTCTGCGAACCACATAGTAGGCCGACCGCCTTCGACTTCTGCCTCAATAACTTCTGATGGGACACCTGTTCCGCCAATAGATACTCCGTAATCAGTCTTCATCCATAGGCCGGACTCAAGAGCCTCGAATAATTCCGGTCTGCGTACTTCTGCTACATACTTTACTATGTAGCCACCATTCCTTTCGTGATAGGAACCCTTTGTAACGGTTCCTACAATAGCCTCATCAACTCCACCATTCATGTTACGAGTGAATCTGCCGTTCTGCGCTTTTGGATGATTTAATGTTACATCTGCGCCGACCATATCATCTGCCAGCCTCTTAGCCAATTCCGGCCTAATTCCCCATGAGTTTTTGTTAACTCCTTCATGGAATGCGGTTCCGCTAATTCTAATAATTGTTTCACCAGTAGTGGCTACAATAGAAGTTTCAACTTCAAGAATGTCAATGTCCAAAGTAACTGCAACTCTAACGCATTTACCATCACGCATTTCCTTGCCGGGTGGACAGGTGTCACCATAGTCGCTCATGTATTCATCCTTCTTTTTGTAACCTTCGACTTCTTCACGCTTCGGTGGAATGTCCTTGCCTTGGTTCTTTTCCATGTATTCTTCATGGGTCTTTCCGGGCATATAGACCTTCATTCCATCTTCTTCATGTGTGTGTATGCCATCAAGCCCCATTTCCTTTGCTCTATCCATAGCCTCGCCCGGATTGTCAAATACATCTTTGCGAATCATCTTGGATATAAACTCCTCAAACATCTGCTCCTCAGAAGCCTTTCGTGGGTGTCCCTTTGGTAATAGGTCATTGTCTTGTGTGTATTTAGGATTAGATGGCTTGCCGCTTCTAACTAACTTTAGGAATGCGTTAACTCTTGCCATAGACCATGCGGCTCTTGAAACTCCGGGCCTGTGAGAAGTGGAGTATGCGCCTGCACCCCTACGATAAACTGCCTTGAGCATACCAAGTGTAACCTTTCTATCAGACTTTTCATTGTGTGCCGCTACCTTCTTTTTCAATGAGTTAGTAACTGCTTCTGAAAAAGTAACCTTGCCGCTTGAATCTTTAGCAGAATCCTTTTTGTTTTTTGGAGAGCCTTTGATTCTATCTTTTTTAGGGGCTGGTGTGTCCGGGTCGCTTGCGCTAAGTGGTTCGTCATCACAACAGTCGCTACCGCAACCGCAATCTTCGTCAGCCTTTACCTTAGCACCACTGCGCCATTGATAGCAAGACCAGTATCGGGCTTTCCACTTTGGGCCGGGACTTGCACAATTATGCCTGTCACGGAACGCTTTGCGCCTCTTAGGGTCGTCACGCTTAATTTCCATGTTAGGGTCGCCAAAGCGAACTATGACTACTTTGCCGGATTCGTTTTTTGTATATACTGCAAACTTTTTGCTTTCGCCCGGTGTGCGGAATGGTTTGTTTAGTGTAACTTTGCGACCTTGATATTCAGCCGCCGTTACATCTTCTGCGCCCCAATCTTCGTATTCTTCTGAGGCGGTCTTATCTTTGTCATCAAAATAAGAACTGCATACTGCGGCTCTTTGTTGAGGATTACCAAACTCGTCATTCATTTTATCATCGGCCATACAACGGCTCATAAAATCATCACGGCTTTCGCTGGGATTAGGGGTTGGCATAACTACCTGTGTTAACGGTCTGACTTAATATCATTTCTCCATATTTGCTGGCCTTCTAAAACTATACTTTCGTATAACCAGTTGGGCATCAAATCTTGAATATCTTCTGCGGTGTTGACTTTAGTGTAGCCTAATTTTGTTACAACCTTAACTAAGTTTTGCATTTGTGTATCTTCAATTGGATTGATGACTGTTACTTTGCTTATGTTCTGCATATGTGGCGCATTGTTTCTATACTCTAATAGTAAAGTATGTAGTCCTTTGCCTCGCCAACCCCTACGAACATAAGTGTTGCCTACAAACGCATAATCACTACTCATTCGTAGGGATGATGTGTATGCTATGGGTAGTTTATCTTCATACAAAACCCAATAACAGGCTTTGTCATAGATACCCGGATAACCTTTGTCACTGGCTCTTGGTAACTTCGAGCCCCAAGCATTCTCTAAACCTTCGTGTGTTAAGATATAATCAAAGTGCAGATTCACTTTATCACTTCTTTTTCTGAACAGGTTTTAGAGTAGCGACATTCAAATCGCTTCTTAGTTTATCCATTTCCTGTGAATGCTCTTGAGCCATTTGTGCAAGAAGGTGCTTGTGCTTTTGCTCTAACTTCTCTAATTCAATTACATGCTCTTTGTGCGCTCCGTCACGCTCTCGGTCATGCTTTAATTCAATAGGGATATTGTCAACTTCTTGAGTCTGCTCAGACTCCCACATACGCAACACAGTTTGTAACGCAGGTGCCGCAGTACCGCCAATAATAGCGATAAGTGCAATAAATCCATCAAGATTCATCAACACAACATCGGGTTTCCATATACCCATAGCAACCACTGAACCACAGGCCATAAGCCATAGATAGATTGCTGGTATAACTGTGCGCTTTACCATACGGTCGTTAAACGACTGATTCTTTTTATTCTTCATTTGTTTCACCATCCAAGTTTTCGGGCTTATTCTCGTTTTGCCGAGGCATCTCTCCCATACCGGTCTTAGTCGGAGCCTTGTATCTTTGTTTGCCTAACTCGGGCGACTCTCTCGGTAGGTCTAATTCCATACGGGCTTCGTTTAAGGTAGTAATACCTGCTTCATAAGCCAACACGGTTCTTCGAGTTGTTTCAAACGGCGATTCTTCATCCATAGGGTCAAACTCCAATTTTGGTATATCTCCTTTTCGATGAGGAATGCCAAGCAACTCTAAGTGCTTAGAGAATAAGCGTTGAATAGACTGTCCTAAAATTGTTTGTAATCTGCGGATAGATTGCACCGACCACTGAGAAGCGTTAAATGTAGCCGCAAAAGTTGAGCCACGCTCTTGACCCATAGAAACTCTTGGGACATGAAGCACTGCTGAAATGTCTGCATTAACATTGTCAAGGAATGTTGAATTATCCGGCACTGTATTTTTCAAATCCACAAACTCCATATTAACATAATGCGGTAGGATAGGCACTTGGTCTGAGCGTAGTCCATCAAGAAGTGAGCCCACGCTATCCATAATATTTTCAAGGCGTTCTGCGGCTTCATCGGGGTCTTGGATATTTTCAATAGCCTCGGGGCCAATAGTGATGTATTGCTTTGTCAGACTATCTTCGAGTGCAATACGATTATTCATACTGTTATACTTAGCACGAATCGCTTGCTTTAGTGCGGAGAAGCGGGATGCACCCCATACACCGTATGTCCAGCGACCCATTCTATCCATATACCAGTGAGAGCGATAGTCAATCTTAATGTGCATGATTTCCTTCACAGAATACTTCGCTTTGTTTGGTGCGTTTTCCTTATACAAGTAAAACTTAGGTTCATAGATAGCGTATTCTTTTGTAGCCGAGAATGGTATCTTTCTATCATCAACAATAGTGACTTGGCTAACAGGTAGTGATTGTATTGCAGTTATACCAACCCCCGATTTACCTACCAATTTGTTAATATCATTTCCATAAACCATCAAATTACGCATGGCATTTATCAGGAAATCGTCGAAATCAAGAACATCTTCTGTCAAATCTTTGATTGCGGTTCTAATTTGTGCGTTGCGCCCACCAACTAATCGGTATTTGTTTGCAGTTAGGCTGATAGTCCTAACTGCTCCGTTTAATTCGGGGTCAAAGTTAAGCATGTCATCGTATAAATCAAACTCATTTGTGTTGTTAAATGTAGTTTGGGTCATATCTTCAGTATCTTTTACGATATTGCTAATACCAGCAGACATAATTTCAAATGGAGTTTTCATTCCTTTACCTGTTGTTACCTTAATTGGTACCGGTTCTGCCGCCACGACAGAAGTTTTTTTGAAAGGGTTCCACCATGCCATGCAATTACCTACTTATCGTGCGTTATTTCAAGGTTCAGTGTCCCAAATAGACTTTTTTCGCTTTTTGCGTTTATACACCCACACCGCAACCCCGAGCCAAAACAGGACTTCTAAAATTATGAGACCGATTCCTATGTCAAATATCTCATCCATTCAATCACAACCTAACATATTTGCTTGATGATGGTCTGCGTTTATTAGTTTTTGGGTTCTTTTTATTCTTAGACCAGCCACCCATGCTGGTTGTTTTGGAAATCATAGGCATTTGGTCGTTTTGTTTTGGTTTGAATTGGTCTATTGCGTGTGCCAAAGCCATAACAGTATCGTTATGTTTGCCGACATCAACAATCTCGCCGTTTTTCCAAACATGCGCCTCTAACTCATCGAGAATAATGTTGACTTTTTTCCGAGTAGCGTCATCCCCATAGGGGAATACTACTAACTTGCGCTCAAACCAAACTCGCAAGCGATTCATTAGACCTTGCTTGAGTCCTTTGTTGGATGCTTTGGATGGGCGATAGTCCAAATGTCCCCCCTTTTGCTCTATGACTGTTTGATATAGTCGCTGAAAACCTACATCTTCAGCCGCAACGGGGGCACCATAATGTTTAGCCCACTCAATAATTGTGTCTGCTTGCCTGTCCGGCGGAAAATCATTTTTGCGCCACATATCAACAAAATGAATATACCCCTGTTCATCTTGACGCAAACATATTAAGACGGAGTAATCTTTGCCTATACCATGAGCAGGGTCGAAACCGAGGATGAAACGGGAACCATCGTGGAGTTGACTGTCGAAACCACTAATGGCTCCTATGTCTATGTGTTCTCGGATGAGGTGCCTGTTGAAAACTTGGGAGTCATCATCCACGACCTTGCACAAATACTCCTGTGCGAAAGCGAGGTCATCGTCTATGCTGATTTTTTGTTCCAGCAAAAACTCGGTGGGTCTAAACTCGGGCCACAGTGGCAGTAGTGGGATATTATCGGGGTCGGCTCTATGCTCATCCCAATTAGGAAATGCAGACCAAACGCCGGATTTCCAAACCTGCTTTGCTTTTTCGGATAGCATTTCAGTATGATATAGGTCGGTGTGGGACATTGGTGTGCCTACACAAAATAATGATGTGCCGGGGTCAAGCATAGGAGTTACTACCTTCTTGAACCATTCTGATACTGAGTCCATAGTCATGTCACCCATTTCAGCGAGAACATCATCGAGTGCTACTACCGCAGGGTGTTCTCCACGAATAGCGGAACCCACACCTGTTGCTTGAATCCAAGCACCGTTAGTAAATTGAATCCTTTGTTTGTTAGAACGCTTTTCATCAAGATACTTTCGTAATTCGGGGTGACGGCGCATATCCGTTTTGATTTCCTCAAGACGGTTTGTAGCCTGTCGTATGCTGGCTGAGAATAGCCATACTTCAATAGGTTGCCCGTGTCTTTGCTCGAATAGACACATATGCAGTAGTTTTACTCGAAGAGTAGCCGACTTGCTATGGGAGCGAGGGGCAATAATACAGACACGGTGGACTTGGGCACCTTTGCGGTTGCCGTATAATTCCATCCACTCATCTATGTGGTCTGCCCACTTGTATTCGGGTGAGAGCCATTCATAGAAATGTTTGATGTCATGGCGTGAACGCTCGAAGTTGAAGTTGGGCATTACCATTATCGCACCACCCTCATGTTACCACAATAAACTGTGCGTTTTTGTTTTGGGCACCATTTGGTGCATGAAGTGTAACAAGCGTTTGCTTCACGACCACAGTTGTTACATTTGCGTAACTTTCTATGGAATCTGTGTCCTCCAGCCATACTTATTCCTCATGGACTACTGGTGCGAATAGAGAACCGATGTAGCCCTCCTTTTCGTCAATTAGATATGCGGCCAAACCTGCGGTGCTAGTAGTGTAACCTGCTCTTGCGTGGTATCTGTCGTGACCTGCAAGGGATGGCATCTGCACAATTAGGCATCCGTCTTTTTCGGTTAAGCGTTGGTGGTGAAGGTGTCCGTGGAACCATACTCTATGGTCGGTCTGTCCCCACTGCTTCTTTGCTTCGTTAGCCATTAGACCAGCAAGGCTATTGGTCTTTTTAAGTCCGTCACCGTGGGTGAATCCAAGCAGTGTTGAACCGTACACTAGGTAACGGCGGTTAAAGGAGGATATGGTAATTGTGACATCATTACAACCTTCGTATGCCGCAGATAGATACATCATCAGTGCGATAGTGGAATGGCGGTCGTGATTGCCAGCCATCATTACTACTTCGACAGGTGCGATTTGTCGCATCAAGTCAATGTGTTCTCGGGCCAACTTGCATCCGGTAATAAGGATTTCAGCAGGGGAGCCGCACATATCTTGCAGGGTTCCCTTAGTAGTAGTACCTTGGTCGTTATCAACATGGAACCAATCGGAGCCAGCACCTACATAGATTTTTTCGGGAGCAGATGGGATTCTGCTAACAAGGCTTTCGGTCTTTTCCATTAGACGCTTTCGTGCCTCCTCGAAGTTGTATGTTTCACCTACTTCATCCTCCCAGCCGTGTTTTCCCCAGTGGAAATCGGTAGGACATACTACTAGGGCGTATGGTGAAGGAGCCACAGGTAATTTTAGTTTCGGCACTTTGGATGCGGCTTTTGGTAGGTCTTTGAGATAGTTTAGTTTCCACTCAAGGTCACGCCACTTGACCGCATCTTCTTCGAGAGCCTTGCGTTCACGCTTGTATATTTCCTGTGCGGCGTTGTGTTTGCGCTGGGATAACAAGTCGTCAATGTGTTGCTCGGGTTCATCCAGCAGTTGTTCGTTAGATAGCGGGACTGTGGAGTGCGTAACCTTGTGCGCTCTTTTCCAAGCCAAGAAGTGTTCAACTGGCATATCGTATTTGAGTGCCATTTCGGAGGCGGTCAACGGGGTGCCGTCAAAACCGGAGTAGTCACGGAGCATGGCTCGGTGCTTTTCGCCGGACATGCTGATGTCCCCAAAAGTGAGGGCCGTAATGTATGTGTCGGAGGACTCGTCGTAGGAGTATGAATCGTCTTTTACTTCGCTCTCGTAATTGATTAGGCGCATCTCCCACGCCTTCACTGTTGAGTCGGGGTAGTATTGGTTTAGTAGTCGTGCGTAGCCGATTCTGCTACCGGGGTGTTCATCCATGTGCTTTAGTATCGTGTCTTGATGGGACATTAGTTATTGGGTGTGCCCGCCAGTTTATCAATGTTTTCCAAAAAAAAAAATCAAAAAAACGCATGGTGCTTGGCTGTCCCTATATGTATGATAGATGTGATTTTTGGCGACTCGCCTATTAGTAAAAACAGGGCAGTTTTTTGTGATGCCCAGCACTAGAGATTCTCGACTCAATTTCTCAAGTCAAGAATCCACTGCGGAGCGTCTGAAGTACCCCAATTGTACGGCAGTACTTCAAACGGTACACAGCACCCAAATCCAAGGTTGGTCTTGGTTGCTAGTTTTTCTCCTACTATCTTCAGTGTACCACATCTGATACACCTAATCATGTTCGTTTTGTACATCTCTTTCCATTCTTTGTTACTCATCATTTTCATCACTCATCTTCTTGGTTATACTCATGCTGTGTGCAATCTAAATCATGACCGTGGTCTAGTTTAGCATTACATTCTTCACATCTATCACAAGTGCATTCATCAATTAGTTGGAAGCAATCTTCGCATGATTCCTCAGTCATTCTTCATGCCTCCTCAAATTGTTGGAATGTGGTGTCTGTGTTATCACACTCAATCTCATAGACTAATCGTGGCGGTAGTTTCGCTTTAGGTGCCAAGTCGCTTGGACTGTTCAAGTTGTAGTCAATTGGTGGCAGGTTATCCCACTGAATTGATGTGTCCTTCTTTGTCTCCCTTGCCTTCTTCAGCATATCATCTAGTGTATGCTCATGCTTGGTAACAATGATGTCAAACCATCCCTCGCCATCATCTTCGATTGTCCAATCAATAGCGAATGCGTGGCAGTATTCGCACCAGCACTCCTCTCCTGTTCTGTCTGTTATCCAGTGATGTTCACCTTCTCCGCATGTATCGTTATTATCTCCGACCATGCACCGACGACCACACCACCCCTTATCAATACTCCTCACATATGCACCACATATCCAGCGATTTCAAGACCTAATCCAAATCACCACGAAATCATATAATCATCATATATCAGTAAGGTACTGCCCCCGGCTCAGTAAATAGAGAGAGAGAAAGAGAAAAAGAGAGAGCCCCCCAGTGGAGCGAACTCCACTGAGGGGCAGATTACTGAGATTTCAGTTATACAAATCCAGCCCAATTGATTCAATTGTTGTTTATGATTGCATCCAAGGCGTTTCTTGTTCGCTCATGGTCGATGAGTGTTGCATTCTCATATGCGACCAATACTGCACTAAACTCCTTGCTATGGCTACATAGGTATTGTGCGGTGTTCTTCTGCATCATGCCGTACTTCTCCTTCACATATCCTACATTGGTATGATTGAACAAGTTTGCATATACAGCATAGAATGTGTGAAAATACACATTGAAAACACACCTACCTATTCTGTCTATATCTTGTGGTACTATTGTCATAATTATCACCTCCTTGTTTGACGCTTCATTCATCCTAATATCTGCCATTACGCTTCGCCTCTTGATTCACTTCATCCTCTATCTGATTTCCGTATTGGTCATACTAACAGGTAGGTTGTATATATACCCTTCTCGAAATCATCATCAAAATGCTCATTCAATATTTCAACAGGTATTAGTAAGGGTACTGCTCCGACTCATAAATAGAGAGAGAAAGAGAAAGAGAGAGAGAGACAGGGGGCCGAAGCCCCCCGCCCCTCGGATTTCTGATTTGCTCAGATGATGTCGCCAAACAGGTCTGCAAGGTAGTACGAGATTGATGCCCTGCCTGCTTCATCTGCTTGGTTGTATTCCTCCAGCATGTTCTTCTGATTTGCTCGATACTGTGTCAGCCATTCTTCAGCATCTCTCATCAGTGATTCGGGGGATTCTCTCAAAATCCAATCCATATCACAGTCTCTCAGAACCTTCTCCAGCACATTTACTGCCTCAGTTTTCAGTGGTGTTTCTATGTTATCAGCCTCTCTCAGCACAATTGCATGTGCCTTGGTTGCCTCGTGTATGCTTTCTGCAATTGCAGTTACCAGCATCATTACCATGATGTTGGTTCTGTCAAACGCTTTTCTGCCTATATTTCCGGTGTCCATTTTGGTCGCCTCATGTTACCCGACATGGTTCCCCCTATTAAACCCAGCGATTCAGACAATCAATAGTTATTGTATGTTAGTAATACTTCCCCTTCGTCTCAGTAAGAAAAAGAGAGAGAGAGAGAGAGTTAATCGTGGTACTGCGTGGCATTTTTGATTTTCCACGGCTGGCCGTGAAATCCAACCGTGACTTGATATACTACCACCTGCTCGTCGGTGTATATCCGGGCAACGATAACCGACAATCAGCAATTACACGAAAATTGGTTTGACAGGTGGTCTGGAACGAAACTGGTAACAGAACGGGGAGCAACCCCGATGTCAAAAGCAGGAGATGTTTGTCCATGAGCCCAGCGTGGTATGTCATGCAGACAAACATGATTAACGGAAAGGAGGAAACAGTTGGACTGTTGCGTCGAACCATCAACAATTTGTTGATGCTAGTTGCAACTATGTTGGGTTACCAACAACCAACTGCGACCTTAGTGAGCAAGATGAAGGAACTAGACCACCTGTACACTGAGTACTTGGGTCACTGTGCAACCGACTGGATTGGATTCAATCCACCCAGCAAGCGAACACAAACCCTGCTACGAAACAAGTGGATGAAAACCATGAACCAACTAGCCAAGCAAATAATGAAGGAACTTGTCAAAATCGACTGTTCCTACTGTGGACTTGGTAATGTGTCCGAGAGTGACAAATGCTCCGGCCGAAAGGTCGGTAGTGGATTTGAAGTCCACGAATGGCAGAAGTCACCAAAGGCACCGAGAGTCTGGGTTGTTGACCAAGAAGCACACTACAATAGTGAGTGGATATGGGTTGACGAAACCGGACACTATGAGTGGGGCCAACTATACCTACCTGCACAGGGCAACTGTGCAATAGGTCACGGGCCCTACGAAGGTTCAGATAGACCAATGCACAACGCACTGGCACATCTTGACAGCGAAGCAGCACAACTGGTGCTAAAGCACTTGGAATACGGCGAAGTACCTCGCCGAGTCCGAGTGGCACTAAACGAACTGGCCGAGTACGAAACTCGAACAGTTTGATACTGAAACAGGCAACAAGTTTGCACCGATTTCGGTTATTTGCCCTCCCCAGCACTTCGGTGCTGGGGAGTGGCTCCTTTTCGGGGTGTCCGAGACGAAGAAGTCCGGGCACCCCACCTTTTTTCATTATTTTTTTATTTGAACATATATTAGTAAGGGTACTGCTCGCATTCAGTAAAAAAGAGAGAGAGAGAGAGAGAAGAGAGAGATGCGGCTTTCATTTTTTCAATTTACTCCCTCCAAGAACATATCATAGGTGAAAGTCTGAGGAGGGAATACTCCATGTTTCTCTAAGTATAGGGCCTGCTCGGCCGTTTCAATGTGTAGTATTTGCTTCAATGTATCAAGGCCGAGTATATCGCATATTTCGCCTTGAATCCTTGAGGCTTTCAATTCACCCTCTAAAGTGAAAGGGCAATCGTATTTTAGGTGTATAGTGTCATGTAATGCCCTAAATAGGATATTGAAGGGCGCACTTCCCCATATGGTTGAATGACTCTCCCCTCCCCAAATCGGCATAGGTAACATTTTGTTATATGCCTCGATGACGGGCTCAAATCCCATATCCTCAATTGTGACATAGAAGGGATAGACCCCGACATAATCACAGACCTTGAGAAGTCCGTTTTGTATTGCTTGCTTTAATTCGGTAGGTATTGCGACCATGTACCTCCCACGCTACCCCACTATATGAACCCAGCGTTTCAACAAATAGCCAATGAATCAAGTATATATTAGTAAGACTTTACTTATCAGGGCTCAGTAAGAGAGAGAGAGAGAAGAGAGAGAGAGAGAGAACCCTATCATGAACGGTTTTACCTATCATGAACGGGCCGCCGACCCCCTCTCGGCGGGTGTTTTTTGACCCCCTTGAGTATTTAAGCAACCGAACATGTTCGTTAATTCTTTAAGGCAAACGGGGTTATTCGGAAATTGCCCGCAAGGGCCGAAGCAATCGGAAACGAATCGGGGGGGGCGACCTCTCCAAGTCGGCACTCACAAGACTTGGAGACACTAACCCACGGCTCCCGACAAATCTAGCAAGTGATTTCCAAGAGGGTCGCACTCAATCAGAACACCAAACACAGTGGGATTGAGTCGCCTCAAGGATTCATGGCCTCAACTCCATAGGAGAGGGTCAATCAGAATCAGATGACGGGCTTGCAGGGCGGTCGAGAGGCCGACAAATGTGCTGGTTTGGCATTACCTTCGGGTGAAAGTGTTCCATGATGCCAAAACACCAGCATAAAGCCACGATGAGGGGGCGTTCTGCCTATCCGAATCGAGAGCGATTCATTCACTAGGATGGACTCAAAATCGTTTGAGCCCTAGTGACTTTGAGATAAACTAAATCGTGGCCGTTCGTTTTACACAATCCTATTCACACTAGATTGAGGAGATGCAATTCGATGATTCAATCAATCCAACTCCCTTGCCCCTACTGATACGGGGAAACACAAGGCGAGGAGCGTGAAACAATGCAAACAACAACAACAACAGGAAACATGCTACTAGACCTGTTAGTGTGCATCTTGGCACTACTGCCAATTATGATGCCACTACTAGCGGTTCTAGCGGTACGACGAAACGAACGAATGAACATGCGAATAGGTCTTGAGATTGAAGCAATCAAGAAGGCCCACATTCGTGAGTCACCACATGAGAAGATGGCACACTGGATAATGAAGTGTGACGAGAAGATGTTGAAACTAATGTCTCCCCGTACACGGAAAACCATCCGTGCCCTCAAAGTCTCATTCCGTGGTTACACTCACGAAGTCATGGATGAAACCAAGATTGTCACAGACTCATCATTGAGTCGTGGCGGCTTTGAGATTGTGTCACCCCCACTCATGGGGCGTGGTGTAATCATGTCGTGGATTAGTCGAATGATGTCACATCTTCGTGGTGTGGCTGAAGTCGATAGGTCATGCGGCCTTCATGTCCATGTGGGTCTGAAGGACTACGGAGCAAGGGCAAATAGAATCGAATTAGGCTTTACCGAGCCTACCGAGGGACTTGGCCCCGAAGACTACGCCAAGGCCATTACTGGTCGAGTTGCGTGGGCCTACGGGTATTTCCAATATGCAATCAATCTGATTGTCAGCCCAAGCCGCCGAAACGGCGAATGGAGCCGTGATGTGTCCTACATCAGCCGCCAATATAGCAACCCGAGTGAAGTCCGCTTCCCTCAGCGAAAATGGGATGATGAACACGGAATGTATATCCGTGAATGGCACACTGAAACCGACCCTGCAAAGGTCGGCATGGTGTTCTATGACCGACTGTACGAAGGTAACCCCGACTACGGTGACTCCCGCTATCAGTGCGTAAATCCTCAATCACTGCCGAAGTACGGTACGATTGAGTTTAGAGCGCACCAAGGCACTACGAACGCAACCAAGATTCAGAATTGGGTGCAATTCTTGCACCTACTGGTCAGCCGTTGTGCTAGTAACTATTGGACAGACATCACCAACTTCCGTGGTGACTCAATTCATGACCTATTCACTTGGCTTGGTTTGGCAGACGATGACCCACTCTATGTGGCTATGGTTCGCCGTATCAAGGCACTGAATGGTAACAACCCTAGCGTATTCCGCAACGACCCAATCTTGGCACACAACGCACTCTTCAAGGAGAGCGTAACATGCTCCCGATGTGGTTCGGCTTCTTGTGACTCAGACGAAGTGTGTGGCACTAATTACACACAGGATTTGATGGAGGAAACCGAGGCTCACTTCTTGGACTTGGATAGGTCATGCGACACATGTGGCACATCACTTCGGGAAACCGAAGCACACATGCGCTACAACTACGGTGACTACCACGAAGCACACTGCCCCGAGTGTCGTGACATGAGGGTGTTCAACGCTATGGGAGGAGTCATCCTCTCAGTCATGCTTGGCACCCTACCACTGGCACTAGTTATCGTAGGGTGTGGAATTGGTGCCATACATGCGGCGGCTAAGACCTTCAAGTCCAAGCGATTGTCAACTAGACTGTTCAAGGCATTATCAGCCCGAGGCAAGCAAGCATCGGGCTTCGCCTTTGAGAACGGGAAGGGAGTGTATTTTGTGAAAGCACCACACTCCTCAATCGCTATGGCTCACCATGTACCGAAGCAACTACGGAAACAAACCCAATGGTCAATGTTTCACACCCGCTTCGCCACTCATGGTGCCAACAACAAAGCAAATGCTCACCCTCACTTTGGTCGCAAGGCTAAGGTGACGCTGGTTCACAACGGCGTGGTTCACAACCACGACGATGTATGGATGGCGTTAGGCGAGAAGCCTACGGGCCCTGTGGACTCACAGGCCGTGGCACAGTGCTTAGAAGTTGGTGGAATTGAGAAGGTAGTCGAGTTATGCAAGGGCTCAATGTCCTTGATTTGGTCAGACAGTCGTGACCCGCAAGGTACTCTCAAGTGCTGGACTAATGGAGGCAATCCACTAGTCATGGGTCGCATAGACGACAAGGCAACCGGCCCCGTAGTAATTGCTTCAACTGAGGCACTTCTCAAGGAGGGTTGCGGCAAGCGTCTCAAGACACATTGGGATGCAACCATCGGGCGTGAGTACACAATCTCGCCTACCGGTAGCATCAGCCGCCGTGACATCGAAGGCAGTGAAGCCACTGCCGGAGTTGTCTATGACTGGCGTACCTACAAAGTCGATGACTTTTACTACACCTACGGTAGCAACTACTCGACTACCAAGACCAAGAAGCGACACCTACCTTATCGCATCAAACAGATGGCGAAGAAGGAGTTGGAGCGACTTGGTAGTTGGGAGCCAATCGAAGGCAAATGGGATGGCTTCGACCTGCACACTTTCAGTGGCATTCATGCCGCTAAGTGGGATGAGTCGGGCAAGCCCTTGACCTACGCACTGCCGCAATACATCAACCCGATGCACTACGACAGTGACCTTGAGGAAATACTCATGGGGTCGCACAGACCCGATGAGTTGGACTCATGCACCTATGAGGCCCCTTGAGCCAAGTGTTCATTCGTGACAACACAACATACGATTTTGTTTGAAACAACAATATCGAAGCCGAATGGCGGGGGTGTTCGCACCCCCGTCATTCTCCCCCTGTTAGCATACACACTCCTCTCCTATCACAATCACATTTACCACGCTCCTCAATCGAGGGCGAGCCGCCTAGACAAGTGCGGGGTACCAAGTCGGTCTTCACTGGAGTTTTCTTCTCACTCCTTCTCCAGTGATTTTGGGGTGTCGAGGCCCGTTCATAGCCTCGGCATCCCTCCCACTCCCTTGGAGGCATACACCATGAGCGACAAACCGACCATGAAGAAGTGCAACCACATCGAGTGCGGCGGCAAATTGCAACCGCATTCAATCGACTCGGCAACGGGTACGCTGGACTGTGATGGCCCATGCTCCCCCCGCCGTGTCCAAATGTGGCGTGATGCACTGAGCAAGCAACCAACCGAGCAACCCAAACCTAAACCGGTCTATCAAGGGCCGGTTACAAAGGAGGTTTGGGAGGACTTGTGTTACTGGAAACAGTGAATGCACAGTCCACTCGACTAGAGGGTGGCGGTGGCCTACAACCCACCCCCTCAGATGGCATGAGGTAGCCAAACCGGACTGAGTGACAACCGGCAAACACACAAATGGGGCCGGCCTTCGGGCCGGCTCCAAATATGTGTTATTTTTTTTATTTTTTTATTTTTTTTATTTTTTTAGTTTATATTAGTAAGACGATAGTCTTATTGAATAAAAGAGAGAGAGAGAAAGTTGAGAGAGAAAGAGAGAGAGAAGTAAAGAGAGAAAGGGGGAGAGAGAGCATTAGTAAGACGAGAGAGAGAGGTGCGTGTGAGAGAGAGAAGAGTTATATAGTGGAGAGAGAGAAGTCTTAGTAAGACGAATGAGTGGGCGAGAGAGTGCCTATGAAAAAGCCTTAGTAAGACGAAAAGAAGGAAAAGGTTATAACGAAAGAGAGGCTAAACGGTGTACTGAGAGCCTGTCGAGAGAATAGAGAGCCAAAAAAACTGTCAATGCGTATGGAATGGAGTAGGTAAATCAGGTGTTTCCAGCAACACCTACTGTTGTCTGCTACCCTCGATATTCAAGTAACAACTCCGGCAAAAATCAGACTATCCGGCAGTGCCAGCCGACACACCCACAACGCCAGCCGAAACCTGCACCGCTAAATGCACCCCTGCTCGGCCATTCACCTATCAACATTCATATACTCACCACCGATTCTTGCCACCACCAACTTGATATACCGGCGGCCCCATATACTAACCAACGGAGGCAACCAACATGGTAACGAAACAACAACTACAAAACATGCTTGACGAAACGATTGAAGAATTACAGAAGCCCACATCTGAAGGCGGCCCTATGGGCCAGCGATTTAGGCAACTGCTATTTCACAGGGCCAACTTGGAAATGAAACTGAGGGACTTGGAAAAACCCGAGCCGGAGGAAAACCCATACCAAAAATACTACGACCACGCAAGGGAGTATTACTCAGAAGAATCAGAGGAGTTGTTCTCATGAAGTGGCTAACATGCCCCGATTGCAGTTGGAAAGTGTGTGTCGCTGATACGACTACGACCATAGACCCATGCGATTGTGCGTGTGGTGCTGAAAGCATAAACCCATACAACGGAACCAAGCAATACAAGGAGGATTCAGCATGAAGATTAGAGTGCCTACGCCGATTTGGTGCGCTTGGCTGGTCTTGACCCTGCCAATCGCCGTAATCAACCTACTGCTCTATATCACAGGTGTCGTTGAGGTCGGCAACTATAAATAGGGGCGGCCCCATTAACAGACTGAAGCAACCGGAGAGGAGCAACATGGAATACAACAGAAAAAACAACGGACAATTCGACACCCCACAAAAGGTGTCATACCAATGCGAAGAATGCAATCACCAGCATATCGGATTTGAGATACACGGAATGAGAATAACCTGCCCCGAATGCGGATTCTCATTCGTCATAGGACAGGAGGAATAAAAATGGTAAAAACATACACAATAAACATAACATACGAAGCAACACTGACGACCGAAGAAAACTACACCGAGGAGGACATCGAGAATGGCCTTTGGTTAGGCGACCTTGAGATAGGAACGCTTGGCTACAACCGTGTAATCAGCATCCGTGGAGATGCGGTGGACTACGAGATACAGGAGGAATGAAGAATGAGAACGACAAGGGAATACGGAATTGAAGCAAGAATAATACTGAAAAAATTAGAAGATGCGGGGTGCAAGTTAGTAAAGACTGGTTGCTCATATACGAGCGACGGCTACTACGACATCTCATGCGAGGGTCTGACTCTCGGTGAAATCGCATACAACCTATGGAATCTTGAGGACTCACTGCTACATATCATCAACCCCGATGGCAAAAAAGCATGGGCAAGATTCATCTTCGGCAACGGCTGGGGCGAATTGGTGGCTGACTACTCAGTGAACCTACTCGGCACAGGTTTGCCATACGAAGAGGCACGAAAGCGTGAGCGAGAAGTAGGAATATGGGACTACTACGACTGGAGCATCAATGATGTGCTGAAGTTTTTCGGAACATCAGTTTCATTCACCAGCATCATCGACGAAGCGATGAATATAAATAGGGGGAGCCCCCTTATAGAAAATGAGGCCGACTCAGAAACCGGACACACACAGGAGGAATAAGAATGCCAAAAGCAACAACAATAAGAATGACGAAGAACGAAAAAGACCTTATGCAACTGCACACGGCGGCCCGAGGGCTACAAGAAGTGCAACTAGCAATCACCGCCGAGTTTGGCAGACAACATGCCGACTTCGATGGCAACGCTGAGTTTAGTGGTAACTGGCCTAACAAGACGCTGAAAAAGGGTCTGAAGATGTCAAGATATAGTGTCAGAAGAGGCACCTTGCCACAGGTCGAAGCACACTTCGATTGGACACCGGAGTATGTCAAGAAGCAGACTGAGACCGCTAAGAAGCAGGGTCGCAGACCGTATCTATACGGTGCTGGAACATACCGACCAGTCAACCCGCAGATTACTGACGAAGATGGCAAGCCAGTCAAGCATGATGACGGCTCATACAAGTATCGCTGGGAGTGGACACCGCACATCGTAGCAGGTATCGAAACCTACATGGAAAACTGCTTGAAGGCGGCGTTAGCGGCCGCAAAGCGTGAGTTGACCGAGAGCGAAGTAAAATACAGTCGTGACGGGAGAGCGCAAGAAGTATGGAATGTCGTGCAAAGACTACAACAATTCCAAGCATACATCACATTGGATAAGACCTACTACGAGAACGGCGGCAGAACCCTTGTATCGAAGCGAGCAAACCCATACGAGCATCAACACTATGTTTTGCGTGGTGACGGCTTTAACTCAAGCGATAGCGACTACTACACACACCCGCTACTCGGGCTTGGTCTGAAGTGGTCACTCATCAACAAGGGCAAAAATATTCTGAAAGCATTACAGGATATGCACCTTGCCTACAACACATACAACAACAAGATGAGGAACCAAAAATACACGGCGGCCAATGTGGATAACTATGTGAAGAATGTGGAAATCAACGAGCAAGCCTATGAGGACTTAATCAAGAAGGTCACTAACGATGGTGAAATCACAGTGGATGATGCAATCAAGGCAGACAACGATAAGAGGGCTGAAGTTGAAGAATACTTCAAGAACATGCCACACGCTGACATGCTTTCGACATCAACACGAACACCTACATTCCGCAAGATTACGATTAGCGAGCAAGTCAAGCAAGCCGAGAATCGCATCGTGCAAAGCAAGGCAAGGCTGGCCCGTGAGCAAACTCGCTTGGCTGAGGAGACATCTGACCTACCTAAGTTGGAGTGGCAAATCACAATGATGAAGGCCGAAAAAGTAGCCGCACAATACGGACTACTCAATGACGGAGGTGAAGAGGAATGATGACCGACATGAGAGGAATTGCTGGCGTGTGGATTGACCTACATGGCCGCAAGGTATTCAAGCACAAGATTGACAACACTCAGTATATGCCATGCGAACACCCAGCCGTTGAGGCTGGTGTCACAGAAGAGTCGCATTGGTATCTGATGATTGAAACTGATGGCCGGACTTGGCTTTGGGATGGATGGATTACGGAGGGCTGAAGATGTATTGGGGAACCGCATACTCGCAGGTCAAGCAAGCATTCAAGTGCCGCAGGTGCGGCGAGATTGGATTGCGATACGCACATGAAAAATGCGATTGCCAAAGTATAAATAGGGGCAACCCCTATATCAAATCGGAGCAGTGATACAATGGATAAACTGAAGAACGCAAAACTAATACTAGAAGAATACAAGCGAGCGATTAACCCGATACTCGACCACTTTGAAGCGGCGAGTATCAAGTCGCTACGCTTGAAGCAAGGCAACATGCTGACATCTGAAGAGTACCATTACTTAGACCAACGCATAGCGGAGGCCGAGTCGGTACTTAGAGGCGTGTTGAGTGACTACGAAGATTTGATGTATGAAGCATTAGATGAGAAGGAGGACTTGGAATGAGGACACTATACGGAACCGATAGCAAGCACAGACTGTGGACTAAAACTGAATATGCCGATGGCAGAATCGAGATTCAGATGCAGAAAAGGTTTGGCGACAGGCCAGTGAAAGTTACACCACACTCATACAAAAAGGGTGTCGTGTGCTTTGAATCGGGCAACAGTTTTTACCACGAACCATTAGAGTATATCAATTGGACTACGGAAAAACACAACGAGCCGGTTACGACAGGTTATATCGAACCGCCGATGTCTGCCCCTGCGTTAGAGTGGCTCATCCGTGAAATAGAAACTTGGAGGGGTGACAGTGGTTCAACTGAGTAGGTCTAAGATGTGGTGGAGCAAGGAGGACAAGGAGTGGTATGTGCAGGTAGCATCAGACCATGAGCGAGCCATGCTTCGCCCCGATTGGTGGGAGGGAACGGAAAAGGTTCTGAGCAAAGGCTATGATTACAGTAACAAGTACGGCTGGTTCATCATTGTCGGTGTGCCGGTCAAGCAATACTTGAAGCACCATCCCGAAGATGTGTACTTGGTACAGGCCGTGTTAGATGAAATCAAAAAGCGTGATGACAGGAGGCGAAAAAAATGCTGAGTGACCACCAAGATTCAGAACACTTCATAGGAGTGCGTAGCGAGAGCGAGTTGCTTGACATGCTTGACAAAGCCGAGCGCAAAAAGAATAAACACTATACTATGGCGCAGACTGAATTGAAAAGGCCATTGATAATGTATCACATGAGGAATTACAAAGCACTTGAGGGCGTGGTGAAGACCCTCCGATGGGCTCTTGGGGACATGAATGTGGAACACCCACTGGAGTGAACCGGCATCGTTAAATACCGGCAACCCCTATAACAAAATGAGGATTTGATATGAGTAATACATACGAAACAGATTATGGAGAAGCGAAGGCCGAATGGCTGGATGAACCGCAGAAGTGGCGAATCAAACTATACCCTAACAGTATAGCAGATAGACGACCACTTTACAAAGCGGTAACAAAAAGACTACACGAAGATGGATATACTACATCTATTCTTCAACAACGCAACAACAAGTTGCGATTCACATGCTGGAAATCAGAAGCAGTGAAGGCACAACCTTTGGAGGCGATTGAATGAATGACACAGACAAATATGAAGAATACATGGGGCTCGGTGAAGGGAGAATTGTGCGAACCGCTATGGTATGGGATAAGATGGCAGATGAGTGGTTCACAGACCGAGGTTGGACTAAACCGCACATGGCCTACGATACCGACCGACCCACGAAAACGCTATGGGTAATGACCCAATGGGAGCCTGAATTATGGCAAGATACGGGAATATCAGCGAGGGAGGCTGACTCCTTATTATGTGAAGGATGGGATGAGGCCGAATATGTTGGCTACCAAGAATGGCTGAAAGAACAAGGTGATGAAGAGTGACTAAGCGTATAGTCACCTGCTCATACTGTTGTGAACCAATCACCTTAGAGGAGATTGGTGAAGGCATGTTGAGAGTTTTCAAGACCTGCGGTTGTGACCGTGGGCCAATGACACAGGAGATGATGAATTGAAAAAATATACAGAATATCTAGCAGAAAAATACGAGCCGATGACGGCTGAAGATTGGAAAGTTTGGTCTGAGGCCAATGGGACAGGTATGGGAACAGACCACATAGGTCTTGACAAACTTGTTGATGAGATTGCATACCTACGAAGCGTGTTAGCCGAGTGCTATATGTGGATGGGGCGCAAGGTTCACAGTGGTTCGATTACCAAGAAGTATCAGTGGGCTATGGCCGAGTGCTACCGCATCAGACAGGAGGATAAAGAATGATTATTTGGTTATTGAAATGCAGGGGGGTTTGGATTGAAAATTGATACATGCGACATAGCAAGAATGACTATCGTCTATGGTGACGGTAGCATGGTGATTATGGTTCGCCAGCCTAACGGCACGATGAAAGTTGAAAGGAGGCAACGCTGATGGTGGGAACACTGTTACACATACCAGTGGATGCACCAGCAAAGACCATAGTCACTATGCCTATGGGCGCAACACTAGATGATGCGAATTACTTTGCGGCAGACCTGTTGGATGCTGAATACCCACTAGAGATGCACAAGATTGATTCGGAAATCAAGGTGTTCACGCTGGTTCAAGACGGAACATATGACTACAATCGAGGACTGACTATTGCATTAGATGAGTTAATGGGAATCAAGGTAGCACTTGAGGGGCCAGTAGTTATCTGCATGATGCCACCGGAGATGTTAAGTAGGTGAGACCCCTATATCAGTTTGGAGAGGAACAAGATGAACATATTTGTTTTAGATAAGAACCCAATACGAGCCGCACATTACTTAGACGATGTTAGAGTACCTAAGATGTGCGTTGAAACCGCACAGATGATGGCATCAGCCCTGCGCCTACACGGTGCTACTGATGAGCAGATGCCACTAACACAGAAAGGCACACCATACAAAGGAGGTTATCACAACCACCCTTGCACAGTATGGGCTGGTGTTTCGCTGGACAACTTTGCTTGGCTGGCTACCCACGGTGCCGCTTTGTGTGCAGAATACAAGGTACGCTTCGGTAAAGAGCATGCGTGTGAAGGCCCGATATGGCAGATGATTGAGTTAGCAGACCAGCATGTGTTCTTGCCCGACATCGGCCTAACACCATTCGCACAGGCTATGCCGGATGAGTACAAAGATGATGACGAAGTTGTAGCGTACCGAAGATATTATCAATCTAAAGCCCATAGCAAGGGCGGAGTCCGGTACGACAAGAGTACCCACGGCTGGCCCGATTGGTGGGTCGTGGACACAGACTTTCTATACGGAGTAAAATACGAGGTGACAGAATGAGCGACAGAAAATTAGTTGAAGCAGCGAAGCACATACTGAGGTATGTGGTGATTAGAAATAATAGCATAATACCATTGACGCTGATGGATGCGGCGAAGGTTATCTATTTGGCGGTTGATGAGCATGCGTTAGAGGATGCCTACAATACCTTGCAGATGGAGGAGGCACAACGCTACGATACCGAGCGAATGCGTATTGAGATGGGTGATGTGCTATGATGAGTAACAGGCTACACCGTGGTGGCTACATCAACAAGAAGGATAAACTGGTTGAGTTTATCTGTCTTGAGTGCGAGACCTGTCACAAGGTTGGTGCTATGGAGGGCTCTCTCAAGGAGATACCTAAAGACAAGGGCGTTCATTTGATGTTCGACCACAGGCCAAGCGTGATTTACTTCAAGGAAACTGAAGATGGAAAAAAGTATGAGCCGTTGTGCAGACAATGTTCAGACAGGATTTCATTAGTCGAGGTGGAGAAGGCGCAGAAATGTTGATATAGTGGCGGGCATAAAGAATAGAATGGAGCAGGGTCGAGATTTTGTGTGTTTCTCCCATCTAATTTAGATGGTTCCTCAAGGTTGCTTGCTTCGTTCCTTTCCCTCGGCCCTGCCCCGCTATTCAACAAGCAACCAATTAGCGTAGGTGATATACTATGAGAAGAAAACAATTACATATTTTTGCAGACAAGGTGGCGGCTATGCTCTTGGATAACCCAAGAGGATTGTCGTCATACGAGATATACAATAGACTTGCTGACGATAGAAGCAACATGAGATGGCTACCAGCACGAAACACCATAGGCTCACGCCTGTCGAACATTATCGGTGTCGAACAGGTAGGCCAATCATTCGAGGCATTCCGAGCGCACGACTTGGCTCCCAGCAGACAGGTTGTGCTATGGAGATTAGACATAGAGCGATTCAATCAATGGAGGTTTGGTAATGAGTCAACTAGGTGAACCAATAGTGGTGAATCTATCCGACATTGACTTTGTGACTACCAAACCATACACTCGCAACGCTAGGGGCGAGTTAATCCAAACACCATACATAGAAATTAGTATCAATAAAAAGTTACCTAAGTTTATGATGATAGGCAAGGGCCTACTGTGGGCATATTTGGATGCACTGTTTGAAGATGACCCGCTACCTAGAGGGCCAGTCAATGAGGACATATTCGCACCGAAGGTGGATGGGCCATCACTGTATTCGCTACTCAACTCATTTACCCAAGAGGTGAGGGAGGAGGGGACAAACTACATTGTGATGTATCATAACGATTTTGTAGTCACATACTTTGAGTCATTCAACGCTTCGGTGTTGTCGGACATCAATGTTTTGGCTGAGGGGCTGGCACAACTGTGCCCAAAGCCTGTCGAAAAAAGACCATTCGTGTACAAGTCCAGTAAAGTTACCATTAGGCCATCACTTATGATGCCTATTAACGGGTGCTTGCTCGAAGTAATTGACATCGGGCAACGCTGGTATTACCGACTGACCGCACAGGCTGGCAATAATGTGCTTATATCGCTGATACAACCCACTACCACTAAGAAGAATGACAAGGGTGAAACATTCGCTAAACTACAATCGCTGATTGGTATAGCATCAAGAGTGAATGTGTTGCACATTGACGGCCACCACTTAGGAACACCTATGACTAACAAGGGCATGAGGACTAATGAGATTGATGCAATTCTATACAGAAGGGGGTTGACTATTTAACTTTGACTGAATTAATTTTATTATTTCAGTAACTACAAAAATAATTAAATGAGGCACTGCTCGCATGTTGTCCGAATTAATTTATTTCTTCAAAGACATTTATACAAAGGGGCGTAATACTATACTACTAACCTATGATATATACTTAATATAATGTTAAATGTTCTAAGGGAAATAAATTAATTAGCGCAATATCCACGCAGTAATTCGTTTATTTAATTTTACGATTACAGAATTAATAGAATTAATTCAACAACAGTTAAATACTGACGACGGATTAGTGATTATTATGAGAACGAAGCATGAGACAATAGACATATACCACGACGAACCGCTACCAAAACTAGACGGCGTAGTGGTATTTACGGAGAATGAATACGGAATGGCATCACTGTTGGCGGGGACAACTATCATTGGTGATAGGGAACCCGATGCAGTAGTGATGAGTCACCTTCTGAGCGAGTTGGCTTTCAACGCCGCACCGAAGATGGCTAGAGTAGGTTGGGAAATCTATTTTGAAAAGAACCACTGTGGTGATACCATAGCATTTGTTATGCTCACCAACTGGCCTAATGTTCAACTGTTCCCGCCGGAATCAAGCAAGGCTACATGGATTTACACATACCCTACTGTTAGGGATTTGGTGCTTGCCCTACAAGAATTGGGCGCAAAGGAAATGCGCTTCTTGTCAAGCACAACTATACATGAGGCCCTTGACAACGATACCTTTGCCCTGCTCTCTCCAAAGACCATAAAGAATTATGTGTACGGTAGCGATAGTAACGAGGATGATAACCTATTCTTCTCTCCGCCAACATGGCTATTCCCATACTTGGCGCACAAGATAGGTTACGAATGGTCTGAGATTATCATGTCCGGTTGTGATGATGATAAGAAGGTTGATGATGTGGCGGGT